TCTAAACCGTTACCGACATGGCAAGCACTGACACATATAACACGCTGATGTCGCGGTTCGGGAAGCCTAACAGGCAATCCATGGACCGACAGCAGATGCAGGGCCAGGTGTATAACACGCCTGGTGTCACCGCACCCGCTAAACCTACGCTCACCGAAGCAGGCGTAGAGGCTGAAAAGAACGGCACCAATGGCGAGGTCGTACAGCTGGGCGACGCAAAACCCGCAACTCCCGCCACTCCCGAGAAGCCCGCCACTGCAGCTACGCCGCAGACACCTGCCGAGCCCAAGCCCGCATTGACTCCCGAAGATACCAAGCCCACGATGCCCGGCTTGAAGCAGGAGAAGATCAAAGGGCTTGAAGGCGTCGATACCAGCCCGAAAAGCCTGAAAGAATGGTTTAGCTGGTACGATGAGCAAAAGCGCCGAATGGGGCTCGAGACCGATGCTGACCGCGAGAAACGCGAGAAGAAGGAAAAAGCCGAGCGCATCATCGCCGCCATTGGCGACGGCGTGTCGGCCCTTGCGCAGATCCATGCCGCCGGAAACGGTGCCGTGGTCAATCAGGGCACCGGCACTTCACTGATGGAAGGTGTCGCCAAACGCCATGAGCGGCTGCGCCGTGAGCGTGACGCGCATGAGAACAAGGTGCTTACCTACCTGCGTGAGCGCAAGAACCAGGAACTCCAGGAAAAGCGGCTGCGCAAGCAGCAGGAATACCAGCAGCGTCGAAACGATGAGATTGAGCGCACCCATAAGGAGAATGAGGAGATCAAACGCAAGCAGGTCGAAATCAGACAACAGGTTGCTGACGCACAAGTCAATGCTGCAAAAGCACGCCAAAGCAAAGATGAGGCCCAAGCGAAATACTGGGATGCCTATGCTGCATACCGCGCACAGGGCATGGATGATAACCATGCCAAAGCGATGGCCCAGATTGCTAAGACCAAAGCCCAGACAGCTAACGTTGGCGCACCGACGACAACGACATCTACCCGGTATGATAAAGATGGAAATGTCGCAGGAAGGACAGTGACTACACGCAGCAGGGGCACTGGAGGCTCGGGGAAGTCATCAGGCACGAAGCATCAGGGAGGCGGAAACAATCAACAAGGAAAGACTAAAACCAAAACAAGGACCAGAATATAATGGCTGAGAACAAGAGACGCACGGCTGCCGGGGTATATAAAGCCCTGGGTGAGTTGTCGGACGAGACAGGTATCGACTTCGGCGTACAGGACTACACGCAGGAGGAGTTTGAGAAGAAATACTTCACCAGTCCGAGCAACATCGAGAACTTGTATCACACGTTGAATGCCATCGGCGAGGAGGCTAACCTTGACTTCGGACAGGGAACGCGCGACGAGTGGCTTGCGTCATTCGGATATAAGCGTGCCGGCAACGGCAGCTACATACAGCAGAAACCTGGTACCGATGTTGACCAGGTGATGAACGAGTGGTCGCAGAAGACGGGCCTGATGCCGCAGGAAATGCAGCAGGCATATCACCCGAAGCCTGGCGAGCAGCAGACCATCGCCGTGTACAACACCAAGGGCCAGCAGGTTGCCAGCGACACGGCCAGGGTGATGAATAACGGCAAGGTGGGTATCGTGAGCGTGGAAAAGCCATATGAAACCCAGATGGAGACTGAGACAAACAGCAACACCTATAACACCAAGTCGTCGCGGGTTAGTGACCTTCCCATCTGGCCTGATGAACGCGGGCAGATGGTCTACGGTTGGAAGGTGGCGAAGAACATGGACGCGTTGAACGAGAACGGTGTCATGCTGGCCGGTATGACCGGCGGTCATCGTGATGAACTGTTCAACCAGACACTGGCCCAGGCCGAGAAGATGAGTGACGAGGCGTTGATAGCCGAGTTCAACAGGATGTCGCAATACATAGCCAAGGATAACGTCCAAGGCTACGCCGCGACTGCAGACGGCTACCGTGACGCAACGATCATGAAGGCGTACATGTACGAACTGCACGCCCGCGACCAGGGTTTGAAGCATGATCGCGAAAACAACCCCGGTCTTGATGACTACCTGACCGTGAGCCGCCGCGACAACTTCATCGCCGGCGAGATCTCTCGCCTGGAGAACATGAGCGAGGGCGAGCGCAGGAAGGTGATGGCGAAGGCCATGCGCATCATCCAGAACAACGCGATGTTGGGTGCTGACGGTACAACAGATAGTGCCGAGACTATCGCTGCCAAGAAGACCATCGTAGCCGGTGCTGCCATCCGCGCGAGGGAGAGCGGCAAACCTATCGATGCGCAGTACAAGACGCTGCTGCAGGACATCGAGAACACCAGGGACTATGAGGCGGAACTGCAGGAGGCGCAGAAGGAACTTGAGGACATCCAGGCGATGATTGACAAGCGCATGGAAGAAATGGCTCTTGAAGAAGCGCCGAAGGGGACAACTGCTTTAGGTAAGTTGTTAATGAGCACACCAGAAGAGACATTCATTCGCCAACAGAGCGACCCTGAGATAAGGAAACTAACAGCCGCGTTACATGAACGAGAGGAACAGATCCGCATTTTGGAAGCCGCCAAGAATGGTGGAGGTGACTTCTTAACAGGTTTATTGGATGCTGTCTCCAACCCCAATACGCTGTTAATGGGTGTTCCTGGTTTGTTTGACACGCAAGCAAAATTAGGGTATAGCAGCGACCAATCGAGGTCATCAAGGATAATGATGCAAAGTGCTGCGATGACCCAGTTGGCGCACGGGCGTTATGACGAGCAGTTGAGTGACGGTTACAGTTTCGGTCAGTTGACTGGCAACATGATTCCGTTTGCGGCGCAGATCGCCGCGACGGGCGGTTACGCTGGTCTGGCTGATGCTGTCGCTAATCTGTTCCCGCAGTCGATGCGTTACCTGGGTGTCGGCCTTGGCGAGTTGGCTGCAGGCTGGGCCCTGGCTAACACGGTCGGCGTGGCCAACACCTGGAGCGACGCAATCAACCGTTACCTGGGCGACGTGCACATGGACGCAGACGGTAACTACTACTTTGATGGTGGTGATCCGATTTGGTCTGCCATCTATAAGGCCCAGATGTCGCAGGCGTGGGAGTACGGCAGTGAGGGCATCGGTAAGCACATGCACCTGGGCGCCCGCATGATATCTGGCATGAACAGGCTTGGCGCGAAACGCCTGTCTGACATGCTGACGCACGCGACCAACAGCGGATTCTACCAAGAGGTGAGCGCGTTCATGAACCGCCTGGGCTTGCAGGGTCTGCCCGAGGAGGGTCTCGAGGAAGAGATCAACCTGTTGGCCAGTGCGCTGTTTGTCGGCGACAACAACTTCTCGCTCGACAAGGACAGCCCCGAGTGGAAGACTTCTATCTTTAACCCAGACGTTCACAAGGATATCTGGGAGGGTATGGCTGTGTCGATGATGTTCATGGGTGCTGTTCCGACGACAATCTACGGCACCCGCCGCGGATACTATGCGCAACGCTATTACCACTACCAGCATGCCATGGAAAAGGCTGGGCTGCATGCCGAGCAGTTGCTTGGTGACCAGTGGCCGTCGTGGCAGGAGCGCATCGATGGCACAGACCTTGAGGGTGTTGGTTCATTGCTTAATGAACTGAGCGCTAACGGTGATCTGTCGCCGAAGCAGAAGATGTCATTGTTTGACTACATCTTTAACCTGCAGAAGATGCGCGGCTACAACCTGCGCAAGACTGGCGAGAATGCCGAGCGCGCCCAGAACGGCGACACCGACGAGGACGTGCTCGATGACGCCTTGTCGAAGAACTATGACGAGGGTTACAATGCGGCTGACGAGGAGCAGGCCGGTGTGAAGGAGAGGCTTGATGTGGCGCGTCAGCGGTTGAGTGACCTTGGTTTTAATGACTATCAGATAGAATACCTTGAAGGACTTGACGAACAGGGGATGCTTGATGAGTTCAGCGAAATGGAAGGATGGGAAGGAGAAGGCGCAGATGCTGTGCGCGAGTTCCTTAACGCTCGGGCGGCTTATGAGGGCATGTTGCAGCATGTTCAGGACGATATGGAGGGTGCCATTGCCGAGAGTGAGGCGGCGGTAGATGCGCAGACGCACATCGAGACCGGTGCCGTGCACCATGCCGTGCTCAAGACAGGCGGCGAGGTGTGGGTAGTGGGCGGTAATGTCGTGCTCACCCCCGAGGGTAACATCGACATCGAGAACAGCGACGGCGACCTGATTGTGCTTGACCCTGCCACCGGCGGAAAGCGCATGATCCACATTAGCGACCTGGCGAGTGCCGACGAGCCTGTCATGGCTGACCAGTTGAAACAGGATGCTGCCGCCACCATCCAGGAGACCATGGCCACTGACGCGAGCAACCGCATTGACGGCGTGCTGTCGTTCCAGCCCGGCGACGAATACACGTTGCCGTTTGGCGAGGAGCAGCACACGATCACGATTATCGGCGATGCCGGTGACGGCGTGAATACCGTCGTCAGCGTTGACGGCGGCGAGCAGCAGCTCATGCCCATGCAGATGATCCAGGAAGCCGCCGACGCGCAGCGCGAGGCCCGCATTGCCGAGCAGGCTGCCATGGAAGCAGCCGCATCGCAACAGCAGCCCGTCGAGCAGGAGCCCGAGGCGACCGAAGAAGTTACCGAGGAACCCGTAGAGGAGGAACAGCCCGACGAGGACGCCATGCCGATGAACGGTGACGAGGTGGATTGGTTTGCCACCAGTCCCGAGCGCGGGCACCGTTTCCTGTATGATGAAGCGGGATTGAGCCCCGAGGAAGCCGACGCGGTTGTCGCCAACAGTGTCAAAGACGCTGAAAAGGAACTGGAGAAGGTCAGCAAGAAGGCCCCGAAGCCCGGCAATGCTGCCCAGCTCAACAAATACCGTGCCGAGAAAGCCGCCCATGAGCAGCAGGTAGCCGCGGCGCAGGCCGCCGTTGACTACTGGAAGGGCGTGCAGGCCACCCAGGAAGCCATCAGGCAGCAGGCCGAGGCAGAACTGTTGGCCCAGCGTGCCGAGGAAGGCAAGCAGCGCAGTGAAGCCGCGGCGCAGACCGAGGCCGAGAAGGAAGCGCAGCGTCTTGCCGACCGTGAGGCCGCGCGCCAGGAGCGTGAGGCATTGAACGGTGTGCCCGATGTGGTGAACGACAAACCCGAGGACGCCCGTGCAAGAGGTTTCCGTAACGTCAATGGCGAGCGCGTTGACCGCCAGCTGTTGACCAACAGTGTAGGAGGAAGGACAGGCAGCGTTAAATTCTCCACTGATGTCACCGTTCCTTCGAGGATCGCTGTCATTGAAGCCGACGAGTTGCAGCCCAGCCATATCGAGGGCCAGCGCAACCCGCTATTCTTCCTTGACGAGGCCCAGCCTAAGAACCGTACCGACCAGGCCAGCGATGTAGCCGCCGAGAAGATTGCCAAGAATATCAATCCCGAGGAGATCACCGGCGACGGCGGTGCCTACCAGTTCAGTGCTCCCACCGTGAACGAGCGTGGCGAGGTTGTCCAGGGCAACAACCGCAGCAGCGCGTTGAAGCGCATGTGGTCGTCGGGCGCGTATGCCGACAGCCAGCAGCGCTACAAGCAGTACCTGATTGACCATGCCGAGGAATTTAGCCTTGACCCGAAGCTCGTTGCTTCGATGAACCGTCCCGTCATGGTCAATGAGATCAGCGTGGATGATGCCGAAGCCATCCGTCTTGGCCAGATGAGCGCGAAAGACCTGGAAAGCGGCGGTATCGAGCGCATTGATCCCGTCACCACCGCCCGCAAGCTAGGCCCGAAGATGCGTAACTTCGCCAGTGTGCTGTTGAGTGGTGAGGACGAGAACATGAGCCTTGCCGAGCTGATTGCCGCCAACGGCGAAGCCGCCGTCAAGTGGCTTGCCGACCGCGGCGTCATTTCACCCACACAGGTACAAAGCGCATGGAACCCCGCCAAGACCGGCCTTACCGCCGAGGCGAAGCTGGATCTGCAGAACATCTTGCGCCAGCAGTTGTTCCAGGGCGGCGTGAGTGACCTGCCCCACATGTTTGAAGCCATGCCCGCCAAAGCCCAGAAGGCCATCCTTTCCACCTTCATGCGTGACATGGACAGCGCGGATGCAGACCGCATCCTTCCCGAGCTCCAGCACGCCATTGAAGCGTGGTATGGAGCCGCCAGCGGCACGTCGGACTTCTCCAAGGCCACCAACTATGAGGCCGCGTCGCGCGCCATGTTGGGCTGGACCAACGTAAGAAATGCCTTCTCGGGTGTGCTTCCTTCGGAGAAATTCAGTAAATTTGCGATTGAATTGGCCAACCGTCTGCAGGGCTCGTCGATGCGTAACATGGTTACTTACTTCAACGAGTTCTACGATCTGGTACAGGGTACCGGCGTCGGCGACCTTTTCGGCAGCGGCGTGAGCGGTGAGAAGCTGACGCTTGCCGAAGCGATAGCCAAGATATTTAATGTTGATATAAACGAGACTAACAATGGACAAGAACGAAGCGAGGATGTGGGCAGTGACCGTGGCGATGGCCAAGAAGGGCGACAAGGAGAGCCAGGAGACGCTGCAGGCACAGAACCAGCTACGCCAGGAGCAGGGACTCCCGAGCGTGGAGGACGAGCTGAAAGCAATGATCAATCAGTAGCCCAAGCCGAGGCCGAGGTGGATACCGAGCCCACCGACGGCCAGAAGGAAGCCGGCAACTACAAGAAGGGCCATGTCAAGATCGACGGCTTTGATGTCACCATAGAGCAGCCGAAGGGCAGTGTTCGCAGTGGCGTTGACGCCAGCGGCAAGCCGTGGAGCCAAGAAATGCACAACACCTACGGCTACATCCGTGGCACCGAGGGTGTTGACGGCGACCATATCGACGTGTTCCTGTCCGATCACCTGGATAACTGGAACGGAATGGTCTATGTCGTTGACCAGGTGAACAAGGACGGCTCGTTTGACGAGCACAAGGTGATGTACGGCTTCGACAGCGAGCAGGAAGCGCGTGACGCGTACCTGTCGAACTATGAGGAAGGCTGGACCGGTCTTGGCAATATTACCGGCGTTACCCGCGACGAGTTCAAGAAGTGGGTGGACAGCAGCCACCGCAAGACCAAGCCGTTTGCCGAGTACAAGAGTGTGAAGGTTTCACGCCCCATTCAGGGCTTGGATGGTTACACCGAGGACGAGATCCTGGCAGATGTGCGTGCCTTCATTGAGGAGCAGCTGGAGGATGCAGGCATCGATGGCGTGACCATCAAGGGCATGGCGTTGCACGGCAGCCGCATGAGAGGCGATGCTCGCCCTGACAGTGACCTCGACGTGGTTGTCGAGTATGATGGCGACATCAGCGAGGATGCATTCTTTAACCTGGTCAACTATGACTTGAACTTCCGTGGGCCTAACGGTGTCATCATCGACATCAACCCGATTACCCGTGGCAAGAGCGGCACGCTGGAGCAGTACATGGAGCGTTCGCGTCGCTATGACGAGGAGAAACGCGCGGCCGCAGCGGAAGCCACCGAGCCGGTGCAGAGCACCGACACAGGGAACCAGGCTTACACGATTACCCCCACCAAGTACACGACCAAGAAGAATAAAGAGCTTGACGTGTGGCTCGTGAAGTTCAGCGGCGAGATTGACAAGAAGCAGGCTACCGAGATAGCCAAGGAGACGCGCGGCTGGTGGGATCGCGAGCAGGGCGGTTTCCTTATGCGCAGCGAGGAAGCGGCACGCGGCCTTGCAGAACGTGTCGCCGGTGCTACATCGCAGAGCGATGCAATACCCGAACAGCCTGCCGAGGACGCCAATAAGTCCTATGAGGACGCGATCAGCGCTGAGGTGGATCACGACTTGAAGATGCAGGAGAAGTATGGAACCCCTAACTGGATTGACCAAGCCGCTGACGAGGACCTTGCAGAGCGCGACAGGTTGATTGCCGAGAGAGAAAAGGCCATCAATGCGCTCCAAGGAGACAAACCCGCTGAAACTGGAAACAAACCCGCTGAAACTGGAAACAAACCCGCTGAAACTGGAAACAAACCCGTCAAGAAGCCTGGCAAGCGTTCTGCCTATGTTGAGCAGCAGATTGACGCCATTGCCCGTGAGCTGGCTTCACGCGAGGTTGTCCAGGGAACCATTGAAACAATGTCGAGGGTAGAGGACATGATGGCCCCGTTCTCGGACTGGATAAGTCAATATATTGCCGAGCACTACAGCGACATGGAAAATCCCGACCATGTTGACGTGCTGCATGAGTTCTTTGGTTACAACAAGTGGAGCCCGAAGGACAACACCGACCGCACCTTCAAGGCGCTGTCAGACGTTATCAAGCGCACCAAGGAGATTGTCAAGCAGAACAAGCAGGCGCAAGCGGCTGCAAGCAAAAATGCAAGCAAACCTGCAAGCGAGGAGCCGTCGCAAAGCGCCGGCACAGATAACCAGGCTACTACTAACCAGGCTGGGCCGAAGCGTCTTGTCAGTGACGACCGTATGGCCGAATTAAAGGAAAGGCTTCGCAAGAAGTTGGGCGGGCAGCTTAATGTCGGTGTTGATCCCGAGCTGTTGGCCATCGGTGCCGAGTTGGCCGTGGGACATATCGAGCGCGGCCTGACCAAGTTTGCCGACTATGCCAAGGCCATGCTTGAAGATGTGGGCGACGTGATCCGTCCCTACTTGAAGTCGTTCTATAATGCCGTGCGCGACATGCCCGAGGCCGAGGCATATACCAGTGAACTCACCCCCTATGACGAGGTACGCAAGTTTGACGTTGCCAACTTTGATAAGGAAGGTCCCAAGGACGTGCTCGCCACCGCCAAGAGCATTGTTGACGAGCAGAAGGCGCAGCGAGACGTTGGCGAGATCCACAAACAGGAGGTAGCCGCTGGCGACCTGAAACTGCGTGCTGCCACCGAGGAGGACATAGAGGCGGGCAAGCAGCTGTACCATAACGGCGAGCCCGTGTTTGCTGTCATGGTCACTCACCAGGGCCACCAGACCGACAGTTTCCAGTTCACCAAACCGCATATCACGTCGGTATTGCTTACCAACGGCAAGTATGTTGACCCCGGCGAATTGCAGGTAGCAGAAGAAACCGATGCAAAAAAAGCGAAAAAAACTTCCAAGAAAAAGAAAAAAGATGTATCTTCGCAGAGTGTAGGCAGCCTGTTTGACCTGGCACCTGCAGAAGAAGAAACAAATCAACCGTCAAAACAAGAGAACAATGGATCTGAGAGAACTGATGAGTCACGCCCCGAAGGACTGCGCCCCGAAGGTAGTCAGTCTGAAAGACGACCTGCAGCAGAGCAGGGAGAAGCTGGCGAAGGAGCTGGGCAAGAGCGTCGAGGATCTGACGGACGAGGAGGAGGAGACCGCACTGAGGCGAATAGGCCTGTGCAGCCTGGATCTCGACTGACGGATACCGAAGCCGAGCCGTCGCCGAAGCTCAACCAAAACAATAACCACGTTGAGCGCGGCAAGGACTATGCCCCTAAAGATGTTGACGCCCGCATCGAGGCCAACATCGCAGCCATTGAACTGATGAAGAAACTGATTGAGAGTGGCAAGAAAGCCACTCCCAAGGAGATGTCTGTGCTTCGCAAGTTCAGCGGTTGGGGCGGACTGGGTAAGGCCTTCAACGAAAGTGCCTACGGCAGGCGTGAGGACGGTGTTCCCAACCGTCTGCGCAAGCTGTTGGGCGAAGAAGGCTACCAGCAGGCTGTTGACAGCCGTAGAAGTGCTTTCTATACTCCCGCCAGGGTTATTGATGTGCTGTGGGATGTAGCCCGTGCGTTGGGCTTCAAGGGCGGCAACGTGCTTGAAGGCAGTGCCGGTATCGGCAATATCCTGGGACTGATGCCCACCGACATGAGCGAACGAAGCCGCATCCATGCCGTTGAGATTGACAGCACCACAGGAAATATTCTGTCGTTGCTTTATCCCGACGCCAAGGTGGAAATCCAAGGTTTCCAGGATACTCGTGTTCAGAACGGCACCGTTGACTTGGCCATTACCAATGTTCCATTCATTACCGGCCTTCATGTTATAGACTCGACAGGTGATAAGGACCTGTCGAAGAAGTTCCGCAATATCCACGACTTCTGTATCGCCAAGAACGTGCGCAAGCTGCGTGAAGGCGGTATCGGTATCTTTATCACGTCCAGCGGCACGCTCGACAACTCGCAGAAGTTGCGCGACTGGCTCGTCAGCGAAGGAAACAGTGATGTTGTCGGCGCGTTCCGATTGAACAACAACACCTTTGGCGGTGCAGGTGTCGCCAGTGACATCATTGTCGTGCGCAAGCGTGTTAACGGCCAAAAGTCTCCCAACGCCATTGACGTGAGCACCGTTACCGGTGTTCGCACAGTCGATTATGAGACCGGCGAATACAAGACCGTCAAGGGTAAGCAGGTTGCAGAGACCAAGCCCATGACACTTGAATATAACCGCTACTTTGTCGAGCATCCAGAAATGATGGGTGGCGAAATGGCCTTCAACTTTGAAAAAGGCAAGACATGGCAGGAGACCAGCAAGGCCCTGTACCCCAAGCGAGGCATTAACCAGGACGAGAGGTTGAGGGCCTTTGTCGAGGACATTGCCAGCAAGGACTGGAGCGCAGAAACCGCGGCACAGCCGCGGCCCACGGAACAAGAGGAAATCGTTTATGAGGAACTGGGTGAAGGTGTGAAGGAAGGCAGTATGCTTGTTGACGGCAAGGGCCAGTTGTGTGTCGCCCGCTATGGCCAGGCTGTACCTTTGGAGGTCAACGCCAACAAGGTCAAAGGCCGCACCAAGGCACAGTGTTTCCAGGACTACTGCGCCATCAAGGACGCCGTTAATGCCGTGCTGGACTATCAGACCGAGCATGAAGACGACGCCGACCTGCAGCCCTTACTGGACAAACTGAACAAGGTATTTGACGATTTTGTCAACACCTACGGCCACTTCCATAAGAATACCGCCTTGTCGTTCCTGAAGAATGACATGGATTTCAGCAGCATTGCCGCGCTGGAGGATATGAAGGAGCGCAACGACGAACATGGCAAGCGCGTGCGCACGTTCAAAAAGAGCGACATCTTCAACAGGCGCGTTGTCGAGAAAGAGACCGAGCCCAAGCCCACGACCATAAAGGACGGTGTTATCACCAGCATTTACAAGTTCGGCCGCGTCGATGTCCCCTACATCAGCGAGCAGCTGGGCATGGGAGCCGACGAGGTTAAGGCAACCATCGTTCAAGAAGGCCTTGGCTTTGAAAACCCGATGAGCCGCGAGATAGAGGTATCGTATGAGTACCTTAGCGGCAACGTGCGCGAGAAGCTGCGCCAGGCCATTGAGAACAACGAGGACGGCCAATACGACGCCAACGTCAAAGCGTTGGAGGCTGTTATCCCCATGAACATCCCGGCTCACCTTATCGAGTTCACGCTGGGCTCGTCCTGGCTTGATCCCAAGCTGTATTCAGACTTCATCAAGGAGCGCACCGGTGTCAATGCCCGTGTCTCCCTTATCGGCGGCACCTGGATTGTAGATGTTCCCGGTTACTACTTCACCGAGCAGAACCGCGCCATGGGTGTCGAGAGCGAGATGTGCGGCAAGGTGGTGTATGGTCACGAGCTTATTGCCGCGGCCATGCAAAACAAGACCGTCAGGGTAAGCAAGACCACCAAGTTCCGCGACGGCGGTAGTGAGACCATTGTCGATAAGGTTGCTTCGCAGGCCTGTGCCACGAAGATTGACGAGATCCGTCAGGACTTCAAAGACTGGGCCCGAGAGAAGATGCAGAGTGATCCAGACATGTCGGCGCAGATTGAGGAGGTCTATAACGAGAGCTTCAATAACTACGTTCCCCGCGAGATCCCCGACAGCTTCGTGCCCGACTACTTCGGCGGTGCTTCACATCATATCAAGTTGAGACCCCACCAGGCAAAAGCCGCCATCCGCGCCACCACGCAGAACGTCATGCTGGCCCATGAGGTGGGCACCGGCAAGACCTTCACGCTGATCACTACCGCCATGGAGATGCGTCGCCTGGGTACCGCGCGCAAGCCGATGATCGTCGTGCAGAACGCCACCGTCGGCCAGTTTGTCGCCAGTGCCAAGGAGTTGTACCCCAAGGCCAAGGTCCTAACCCTGGAAGATGCCGACCGCACCGCCGAGGGCCGCAAGGCTTTCTATGCCAAGATCAAGTATAACGACTGGGACATGATTGTCATTCCGCAGAGTGCATTTGAGATGATCCCCGACAGCGAGGAGCGTCAGATGAACTTCGTGCGTGACAAGATTGACGAGAAGATGCTGGTACTTGAACAAATGGAGAAGGCCGGCGCAGATACAAAGAGCATGGCCTATAAACAGGCCGAGCGCGAAGTAGAGAAACTGGAGGAGGAACTTAACATCATTGCCGGGGCTGCCAGTGAGAAGCGTAAGCAGCGTGATGAGAAGCGTGCATCAACCACCCGTGAGAACGCCGAAGTTGCCGCCCGTGAAATGCTGGACCGCAAGGTCGATGATGTCGAGGACTTTGACCAAATGGGTATTGACGCCATCCTTGTCGATGAGGCCCACGAATACAAGCACCTGGGCTTCGCCACCGCCATGCAACGCGGCGTGAAGGGTGTTGACCCCAGCTACAGCAAGAAGTCGCAGGGCGTGTTCCTGAAATGCCAGGCCGTCATGGAGCGCACCGGCGGCAAGAATGTCGTCTTTGCCACCGGTACACCTATCAGCAACACCGCTGCCGAGATCTGGACCTTCATGCGCTACCTTTACCCTGCTGAAACGCTGAAAGACTACGGCATCTACTACTTTGACGACTTCGTTCGCAACTTCGGCAACATCAGCCAAATGCTGGAGTTTGCCACCAACGGCAGGTTTAAGGAGAATAACCGCTTTGCCGGTTACGTCAACTTGCCTGAGCTTGTGCGTATCTGGAGTGGAGTCAGTGATACCGTTCTCACCGACGAGGCCAGCGACCTTAAGACCAAGATTCCCGACATGGAGGGGGGTAAGGCTCAGGACATCTATTTGCCGCAGACCAGCGCCCTGCGCAGCGTTATGAAGTATGTCAATGCCGAGCTTGAGCGCTATGAGAACATGAGCGGCAAAGAGAAGAAGGAGAATAGCCATATCCCGCTGACGATGTACGGCATCGCCAAAGCCGCAGCCGTCGATGCACGTCTTGTATTGAGTGACGCAGAGGACGAGCCCAATAGCAAGACCAACGAGGCCGTAAGACAAACATTAAAGTCACTGGAGGAGACCGCGAGCTACCGCGGCACCGTCGCCATCTTTGCCGACAACTACCAGAACAAGCAGAGCGGCTTCAACCTTTATGAGGACATCCGCAAGAAGCTCATTGATGCCGGTGTTCCTGCCGACCAGATTGTCGTGATGAAAAGCGGCATGAGCGTCAACAAGAAGCTGGAGATCTTCGATAAGGTCAATGCGGGCGAGATCCGTGTTATCATGGGCTCTACCTTCACACTGGGTACCGGCGTGAATATCCAGGAGCGATTGCACACGCTGATCCATGTTGACGCGCCTAACCGCCCCATGGACTACACCCAGCGCAACGGCCGCATCCTGCGTCAGGGCAATATCCACAAGGAAATGGGCAAGCCCGTCCGCGTGTTGCGCTTCGGCGTAGAGGACAGTCTCGATGTCACCGCCTACCAGCGTCTGAAAACCAAAGGCGCCATAGCCGACAGTATCATGCACGGCAAGGCCATGATGAGTGACAGCATGGAAAACCGCACCATGGAAGAAGATGAGGATGTCTTTGGTGATGTTGTGGCCCAGCTGTCGGGCAGCGAGTACGCCCTGTTGAAAAACCAGGCCGAGCGCGAGGTGAGGAAACTCGAAGCCAAGCATAAGCAATATGAAGCCGACCAGATCTATATCCACAGCCAGAAGCCACGCCTTGCCGGTTACATCAGAGCCAGCCGACAGGCGAAGGCCGAGGCTGAGGCCGCGTTGAAGGCACTTGAAGGAGTTGACATGTCGGCCGGTATCACTATCGGCAAGCAGCATTTCAACAATGCTGACGAGATGGGCGACTTCATTAAGGAGTACAATAAGAAGATCACCGAGGACATGGACCGCATCCGCGAGTCCTTCATGAGCGAGGACACCGTGCGTGAAATGACCATGAGCATCGGCGGCTTTGACTTCAATGTGCGCACCGTCATGGCGCGTGATACCGAGAAACGCGGTACTACACTTAGCTACGTCACCCGCCGTACCATGAGCTATACCTGTGAGACCCTTGGATTGACCGAGCCTGTTCCCGTCAAGCAGGGCCTGTTGCGCAACGCCATTGAGGACATCATGCAGAATGTTCTCACCGGCAAGGATGCGCGCGAGCGCGTTGAAGCCGCCGAGAGCAGCATTGCCCGCAACGAGCATGAGCTTGAAGTCATCAGCGAGCGCGAAGGCCGTCCCTTCGAGCAAGCCGACGAGTTGAAGGAAGCCAGGGCCAAGTTAAAAGAGTACGAGCAGCTGATGAAGGCAGAGCTTGAAGCCAAGGAAGCCAAGTATGCTGACATTGACGCGAGCGTAGATGCAGCTTCCCCTGTTGAGGCTGACGACGAGGATGTTTTGCTGCGTGAGGAGGACGTGCGCGTTGGCAACGCGCAATACAACGACAATACGGACCTGCAGTTGCGTGACGCGTTGGTGGAAGGAGGCCGCTTGGCGATCATCAACCAGGGCGGCAAGTGGCGCATTGAGGGTATGCCCGGTGAGTTCGGATCCCGCTATGCCGCCATTGACGAGTGGCGCGAGCGTGCCGCAGGTAATGTTGTGTGGTACCTGAGTGAGGATGGTGACTACATCGAGGTTGAGGGTAACGGGGACATGTACGAGATGGTATCTCGCACTACCACGACCAGCGGGCGCAAGCGGCGTGAGCGTCTTGCCCGTCAGCAGGCCACCCGCAGTGCCAATGGTCGCCGCATGGTGGATGAACTGGCCGATAAGCTGGGTGTCAAGGTGCGTTATGTTGAGGACATGAGCGAACAGGAGCGTGCCCAGTTCAGCGAGCGACAACTGCGCAGCAAGGGCTGGTATAACCCGCGCACGGGTGAGGTGTTTATCAACCTGGGGCGGCACACGAGGCTGTATGACATCCTTTCCACCTTCTTGCACGAGACCGTAGCGCATAATGGCCTGCGCCGTTTGTTCGGCAAGGACTTCAACACTTTCCTGGACAATGTTTATAACAACGTGAATAAGGGCATCAGAGCCGAGATCGACCGCATGGCCGAGCAGCAGAAGTCGCGTGCCAGCGAGGCCCAGCGTGCCCGCCATGACGACGAGCACTGGCGGCGTGTGGCCACCGAGGAGTACATGGCGAAGCTGGCAGAGCGGCTGAACCTCAACCACCCCGAGGAGCGGACAATCTGGGAGAAGATTAAAGGTTTCCTGCTTGACAAGTTGAGAAAGATCGGCGTGACGGTTGCCGACTCGTTGAGCGACAATGACCTGCGCGGGATCCTGTGGGAGAGTTACCACAGCATGGAGAGTGAGGGCGTGATGGGCTATGCCAAGGGCGTGGCGTTCCGTGACCAGATGGAGCGCGAGGCGAATAACCGTGGCACAGCCACGGCCCACGGGACAAGCATCATCGCTGCCGAGCCGCAGGCACAATACACTGGTAGCCTGTTTGACATGCTGCCGCAGGCCGGTGCCTGGGCCCGCATGATGTCGAACATGAGCGAGCGCGAGCTGTTCAGTGAAATGGCACAGGACGGCCCCAATGTCACCAGCAGCTACAGTGAGGAATACGACCGCCGCCATATCAAAGAGTATAACCAGGCGTGTGACGAGATCCAGGCGCAGCTGGAGCGTGAGTTGCCCGGAGAGGATCGCCTGCTTGAACTGTTGCAGGATGCCGAGGCCCAATGGGCTGACGGCGCCTATAAGGACAGCCGCCGCACCGGTGTGCTCGCAGCTATCGACACCATCAGCCGAGCACTTGACGAGGAGCGCGCCGACCTGCCGAGGGTTGAGGAGGACGTGCAAGCCGAAGGCTCGCAATACACCAACAGTGGTGGAGTTGGTTTGCTGGGAGAAAGCGACGAACATTATCGTCTTGATACTTGGTTGAAATATGATCCATGGTGGGATGATGAGGTTAGTGGCGAGGATCTTGCCAGTCACATGCGTACAATTGCGAAACACGCGAATGTAAAAGTACCTGGTATGGCATTTGCGACGCATGGAGTTGACGAACTTACTTCGTTGAAAGGAAAGATTGATGAACTTCTATATAAGTTGTTCACCAATGACTACAATGATCCTATCTGTGACGCTTCTTGTTCGCCCTATTTCAAATCGTTCTGTCTGTTTACTGATAGGTTAATGACCAGGCGCGAAGTTGAAAGTGCGTGGTGGCATGAACAGACACATTTGGTTTATGAAGAATTGAAACTTGAGGATAAGGACAAATGCGGTCGGGAAGCCTTAGAGTGGCTTCTCAATAAAGGTTTTATAGACCCGTTTGAGTATTCTTCATATACAGATGAGGATCGAGGCACAGAAGGTGCCGCATGGTTAATCAAGTTCATATTTAAGTATTATGGAGTTGACGGAATTGTTAATGGAAATTTCACCGGTAACGGAAAAATTGCTAAATTAGCAGCCGCAATACAAAGCTATTTTAAGAATGGACCAGAAGATAACAATAGACTTCGACAACCAGCCTCAGTGCGAGAAGCCAGAGAAGTATCACTCACGCCTGCATCGAATAAAGCCCAAGAGCAACAAGGAGGGCAAGCCAACGGAGAAGTAGCCCCGTCGGATGAGGACTTGCTGTTTAATGACAGTGACGACACAATAGACGCGTATAACCGCGCAGTTAATACTGTTGGCAAGGTTGTCAATGTGGCTGGTCGTGACGTCAAGCCACGCATGACGCGTTACAACTTCCAGGAGGCGTTTCAGGATGCCATCTTGAGCGTGAAGAAGTTGCAGCAGGTGGTCTGCGAGGCCCATGGCCTTGACAAGCTGCCGAGTAAAGAGGATGCCTGGACTTACGAAAACCGCCTTAGTAGCATCAACATGCACGCAAGGAAGCACTTCATCGAGAAGCTGTATGAGCCGATGATGAAGGCGCACGATAAGTTAGTCAAGCATGGAGCGACAGTTGATGAAATTACCGAATATGTAATTTGTAAGCATGGTTTAGAGCGTAACCAGGTATTTGCGGAGCGTGATGCACAACGCGACGCTGATGAGATCGCCCGCAATGGTGGTGTTCCCGACATCGACGCTTTGCGCGACCAATACCGCCAGCGTGATTATTCAGGACTAACATCTATTACCGGTCTTGACAATATTGCCGACATCGAAGCCGACGCACAACGTCGTGTCGATGAGTTTGAGCAAAAGCATGGCCAGTTGTGTGATGAGCTATGGTCGCGTATCAACGATGCAACCAAGTGGACGTTACGCAGGAGCTACGATGGAGGTATGATGAGTGCGCAGACTTACATAAAGGTGCGCGACATGTTCCAGTATTATGTACCCTTGAGGGGCTGGGATGAGACCACAGCCGAAGATGTGTATGACTACATCATGGGTGATCGCGGTGCGTTCAATGGGACGCTTAAAGCCGCAATGGGACGCACCAGTCTTGCCGATGATCCGTTTGCCACAATAGGCAATATGGGCGAGAGTGCCATTGTTCAAGGCAACCGCAACCACTTGAAGCAGCGTCTATGGAATATGGCAACAAATCACCCGACCGATGTGTGCAAAGTGCGTGACATGTGGGTGGTTCTTGATGCACAGGGCGAATGGATTGCCGACTTCCCCGAAATTCCCGAGGATGCAGATGCGGACACTATTGCCATGATACTTGACGATCACGAGACGGCTATGCTTGATCTTGAAAGCCAAGACCTCGCCAAGCGTGTACGCAATAATCTGGACGTTGGTTACAGGATCGACCAACGCTACATCCCCGAACATGCTGTAGTGGTTATGATGAATGGCGATCGCCATGTGGTCTATATCAATGGCAATCCCAGGGCGGCCCAAGCTATCAACGGCAATCTAAGTTCTGACAAGGGTAGTAAGAACGCTATCCGTAGGCTTGTTGACTTCGTATTTAAGGATACGAGACGATATTACAGTAGCGTTGTTACCAGCTACAATATCAACTTCTCTGGTGCAAACTTCGTCAGGGACCTGCCTCACGCCTACGCCATGACGTTCACCAAATACGGCTGGATAAAAGCTGCGAAGTATATTGTAAAGTCTTTCCAGTGCATCCCTTGGGTAATAAAAAACCAAGCTGGCTATAGTGGAAACAGCAACATGGATCAGTTATTCCGTGAGTTTGTTGCCTATGGCGGCGTTACTGGCTATGCCCACATAAACGACATTGACAGTTGGAAAGCCGACAACCGCAGACGCATGGCACGTCTTAACGCTCTCGGCAAAGGTACAGTAGGAACGCTGAAAGGGATTAAGGCCGTAATTCATGCTGTAGGATGGTTCAGCGAGACGTTGGAGCTGATACCGCGTTTCACGACATATTGCGCAAGCCGCGATGCGGGGATGGACATCCAGCAGAGCATCAAGGAGGCCAAGGATATCACGACCAACTTCAACAAGAAAGGCACCGAGATGACGCCGGGCGTGTGGGGCGCAGTGGCAAACGTGTTAAGATATGAGGAGATGTTCTTTAACCCGATTGTGCAGGGCATGTACCAGTGGTTTGATGTGGCGAAGGACAGCAAGGCGGCAAAGATGCGACTTGCCGGTGTGATGTTATGGATGCCAGTAATGGGAGCATTGGTGCCTTATGTTAACCAGTTCCTGCTTGCGGCCCTTGGTGGCGGTGACGACGATGACAACGATTACTTCCTGCAGAACGAGTTCACCCGCCGCCAGAACATGCTCCTGTGGACAGGCAAGGGTTATGCGAAGATCCCGATTGCTCCCGTGTTCCGCGAGCTTTACGGTATTGGCGAGACCATTGCGACCCGTATGTGTGGCCGAATTGATGACAGGAAGACGGCCACCGACCTCGTTGACCAGCTGCGAGCCGCCTTCTCGCTTGAGGGTCAGTCGAGCTACAGGGAGTGGAGCTTTGCCCGCGCTGCATTCCCCGACCATTATGGGCCCATTATTGACATCATGAACAACGAGAACTTCACGGGTAAGTCGTTGTGGTATGAGAGTGAGTGGACCGAGAATAAGCCCGAGTACACTAAAGCAAAGGAGAGCACATGGTCTCCACTTGTGAATATATCCAGGACAATTAACGGATGGCTTGGCGGTGATGAAGATATTGCTGCCGATAAGAGCGGCAAGTGGCTCAATCCTGTTGTATGGCAACACTTGTTGACGAACTACGGCGGCGGATTTGCCCAGGTGATCGGCGACGCTTCTTCCACCATCAATAATTTGGCTCATGGCGAACCGACCGACGTAAGCCAGTGGCCTATTGCCAAGCGTTTCTATACACAGCCTACTGAAAAACGTGCTAATTGGGCCCGTTACGGCATTTATAAACAGTACGAGATTGAGTTCAACAAAGCCAAAGATAAATTTGCTGCTTTGAAGAAACGTGGTTTATCGCCATTGGATATGGCCAAGGAAATCAGCGAATTTGCCCAGCGGCACCCCAAGGCTGTAGGAGTATATGCTTCCTGGAATGGGGGTATCAATGGAGCAGACTATGTGCAGAAACTAAAAGATCTGCGCGAGAAAGGCGATGATGCCGCCTACTGGGCCACACTCAAAGAAGCTGTAGAAAAAGCTGACTACGCTATGCGCACAGGCTATGCAAAGGCTTGGGAGCAGAAGCGGCCAAGTCGCCCAGAGTTTCTTGACGATGATGAGTTGCGCAACACTTTCGACAATTCAGAAAATGACAGTGTGCGCGCTGTGATGGCCAAGGAAATTGCCACACGTCAGGGCGTGCAGGATTATTTTTCCCATGATCCTTATGAGAACTATGGCGATGAAGCAGCGACTTACTGGAACGCATACAGGCGTTTGCGTCTCAGCGAGGATGTTGTTGAGGACGGAAAGGCGTCAATGCTTCTTGACGACAATGAAAAAGAAGTCCTTAAGAAGATCAAGAAGCAGCTTGGCCAGGGTGGAGACGATGAGCAGATCATGGACGAGTATCGCCGCGAGCGTCGCAGACTCATAGAGGAACACGACAATGAGTAACGAGTTAACGGATAAAACGGAAATAACGGCGCCAGCTATTTTACTTTGCAGGATAAAACTACACCAATATGGCAAAACAAGAGAAGATAAGGAGATTGAGCAGGGTTAAGCCTGTCGAGTCCGACAGCGTGCAAGCCGCCAAGAAGCGCACCAATGATCACGGCCGTGCCATTGAAGTGCTGATGGAGGCCCAGCACTATTGGGACAATATGGCGTACTTCCGCTACGAGCGCAAGCGCAACAAGGACTATTGCTACGGCAAGCAATGGGACGACATCATTACGGTTGACGGCGAGCGAATGACCGAGGCCGAGTACATCCGCCGCCAGGGCAGCGTGCCGCTGAAAAACAACCTGATCCGCCGCTTGGTGCGTAACGTCTTGGGAGAATATTACAAGCAGAACACCGAGCCGACGTGTTTTGCCCGCGACCGCAAGGAGCAGATATATGCCGAGTGCAATACCGAACTGTTAGGTTACAATGCCGACGTGAACGATTTGGAGGTCAACGAGTCACGCTCGTTTGAGGATTTCCTAATCGGCGGCCTTATCATTGCTCGCGTCCGCTTCGGATGGGACGAGGAAGGAGCCCAGGATGTATGGGTAAACCATGTCGATTGCGACAATTTCTTTGCCGATAGCAATATGCGCGACTTCAACGCCAAGGACGTCACTTGTCTGGGCGAGATCCACGACATCAGCAGAGGCACATTGCTTCACCGCTTCGCCAAGAGCCCCGCCGACTACAAACGGTTGACGGAGATCTACAGCGCCGCGGCCGATCGCAACTATATGGGTGAGTGGTACGAGCAGTTTGGATACGACCAGAACAGGATGGCCTGGGATTTCCTGTTTGCCGACAACGGCCGATGCCGTGTTATTGAGGTATGGCGCAAAGAACAAAAGCCCCGCATCCGTTGTCATGACCTGAACACCGGCGAGCTGTTCAAGATCGAGGTCGAGGACTACCATGATATGGTGGAGGTCGTGAACAAGCGTCGTCTTGCCCAGTGCCGCGAGGCCGGTATTCCCGATGAGGAAGCCCCGCTGATAGATGCCGGACAGTTGTCGAATGACAGTGATTTGGGATGGTTCATGGACAACTATTGGTACTACTACATGCTTAGTCCCATGGGTGACATCCTGGAAGAAGGCGAGACGCCCTACGACCACAAGAGCCACCCCTACGTGTTGAAAGCCTACCCCTTCATCGACGGCGAGATCCATTCGTTTGTCAACGACGTTATCGACCAGCAGCGATACGTCAATAGGCTTATCACCATGTATGACTGGATCATGCGCGCCAGTGCAAAGGGTGTGTTGCTCGTTCCCGAGGACTGCCTGGGCAACGTGTCGTTGAAGGATGTTGCCGAAACGTGGTCGTCGTTCAACGGTGTGCTTGTTTTAAAGATGAAGCCCGGCGCACCAGTACCGCAGCAGATCAGCGCCAACGCCGTCAATATCGGCATCGGCGAATTGCTGAATATCCAACTGAAATTCTTCGAGGACATTTCGGGCGTTCACGGCGCGATGCAGGGCCGTGCGGGCAACAGCGGCGAGAGCGGCACGCTGTACGCGCAACAGGCGCAGAACGCCGCCACTTCGTTGCTTGACCTGTTAATGGTATTCAGCAGCTTCCGCAAGCAGGTTGCCTACAAGTCGTTGAAGAACATTCTTCAATACTACGACGACAAGCGTATTATGGAGATTGTGGGCTACAGGCCCGGTGTGGAAATCACCCCCGACCGCATCCGCAACGTCAAGACCGACATCCGCATTGTCGAGAGTACATCTTCGCCCGGCTACCGTCAGTTTGCCAACGAGTTCCTTATGGAGATCTGGCGTGCCGGTCAGATCACGCTGGAGCAGCTGTTGGAAAACGGTTCATTCCCCTTCGCCGACAAACTGTTGCAGTCACTCCAGGCCAACCAACAGGCCATGCAGGAGGGCCAGCCCGTTCAGGGTATCGACCCCGCACTGTTGCAGCAGGCGCAGCAGGGCGTGAACATGAACGCCGTCAACCGCGGCTACGACATGCTGATGAACGCCAGCCGCCAGGCAGCGTAACGAGACGACGGCCGAGCCGTCGCCCACACAACACAGGAAACCGTGGCAGATCGTCACGGTTTCTTTGTTACATGATGGTAGCTTCGCTGATGGGCTTGTAGGAGGTTTGCCGCTGTGACGAGTAGTTGACGATGCGCGGCCAGTCCATTTTGGTATAGCAGATCCACATGCCGATGGCGCGTGTCATGAGTATATCATCGTGGTAGCCGTCGGGCGCTTCATAGCCGCCGTTTTCAGTCTCGATATATACCGCGTATTCATCCAGGCACCGCTCGTCGCGCTCGGTGTAGAGCCGTTCACGGACGACGGTTTTCAGATGGTGGATGATCGTGCCCTTGGTGAGACGGTTGGTATGGAAGCCGTATTTTACCGGCGGTTTCTCGCGCACATCGTTGCTCGTGTTGTCGGACTCACGGGCATACAGGTTATCATAGACATCGCGTATCAGCGTAAGGATGTATTCAGCCTCGCTGCGGGTGTTGTTCGTCTCGAGGGTGTTGCTCTCGATCACCAGGTGGGCATGGTTGTAGTATTCGGCCACTTGCGCCGCCTTCCACGCCAGCCGGTCCATTTCGATGTGCCCGCGCCACTGTGCCACCAATGAAGGCGGATCACCGTCCATCATCCATATACGATCAAAGACCGCTATCACCGCGAAGTCCGCCTTTGCCGACAATCCCTTGCAGACATCGACGACGACCAGGTAACGGTTAGTCACCTTCTCGTCGGGCTCGTCGGGCTCAACGTCTGACCAGATGCACAGTCGTCCGTTTTTCTCCCTGCGGAACTGCAGGTTTTCAAGAGCCCCGGCCCCGCTGTCCCATTTGCCGTATATCTCCCCGATGTACTTCGGCGGCTTGCATGACGGCCTCAACTTATCAATATCATCATCCGAGAACACTTTACGCCCAGAGAAAGTAAACGCTTCGATGTCGTTGGAAGGGCACTCGCTGGCCATGTCGCCATGGTCGGAGTATTTGCTGCGTTCCAGTATGTACCAGTTGATCGCTTCAAGCGTCGCCCCGCACAACCACAGCCGCCACAGGTAGGTGCCGGGTTCCTCGCGGTCGGAGTCAACGCTCTCGCTGTCGCGGTTGTCGTACAGCCATTTTGCAAATTCCGCACGTTGCTTTTCGCTTTCAAACGGTGTTGTGTTCTGCTCGATCTCGTACCATGAGATAAACAATGCCTCATACTGCGACTTGCCTTTCTTTGCCGCAAGGTATTCCTTGTGGAAGAAATTGCCTGTTCCGTTTGCCGTGCTCTCATAGACGACCATGGTATAGGGTTTGTAGAGCATACCCGACGTTGCAGATCGCACGATCTCCTCGGGCGTCTTTCCTTCGGTCTCCTTCCACAGTCCCACCTCGGTCAGGTGCACCAGGTTATAGTCACCGCCACGTGCCGAGTTGGGTTTCTCGGCGGTACCGATCTTGATTTTGCAGTTACGTTGCGGTATGCGCTGTATGTTACCCGTCTTGCCGACACCTACCAGTTTGGCCTCGCGCTCGTCATACTGCTCGCCCATGCGGTACATCATGCCCACCGGGTAATGCTCGATCATGCGGTCGAACATGTCCTTCACCTCGGTTGACGAGTCCTTGACGTGGCCGACGATGAGCGAGTTAAGGCCGTGCTTGTGCACCAGCTGGAGCCATGCCATGTAAAGCTGTGTCGCCGTCGAGCCGCCCCACTGGCGCGCCTTGAGCAGCACCAGGCGTATAGGCTTGCCCGCCAACCGCATCGCTTCCAGCCGCTCGATGAGTTTGCGTTGTGGCCTGTTGAGCTTGAAATGCACATCTTCGCCGCCGCCTTTAGGCTTGATAAACACATAGACTGCCGCCCAGAAGGGGAAGTCGTAGCGGCAACGCATCCTAACGAACTGCATGACCACCGCTTCAACGGCTTCCTGTGTGCTGTCGCAGTCCATTTCCTGCTCGAGGAACTTCTCCACCGACCCGCACCTGACGAGCTGCTTTACCAGCGGGATGTTCATCATCTGCTCCGGTAGCCACTGCAGTCTGAAAGGAAAGTCGCTGATCTCCACAAGCACGCGTTTGCCGATGCTGCCTTCACCCGTTACCGGGTTGAACTTGGCATTTATCTCGGCGATGCGTCGTGTGTTCTCGGCAAGGATTTCCTTAACGGCGGCAGAGCCGTCGTCCACAGGACTTGTCACGGTATTTTTCTTCCTGGTCATTCCCTGATATGGTGATTGTGGATGCGTCGGTGCTTGCGGATGCGCGATAGGATTGTCTTGGCAGACTGCCATGTGATATAAAACTCGGGTGCCGGTTGACTGACCGCCTGCTCGGTGAGTATGGAGATCGACAACTGCGGGTAGTTGGCTTTTAGCTTCATGACACGCCGGTATATTTCCCGGAACATCTTGCGCTTCAAAGGCCTCATGTATTCCAGCTCGTCGCCCTTCATCATGTTGTAAATGACGATTGACGCGCGCTCGGAAGTCACCCAGAAGCGCTTTGACGGGCTGGCCACTACGGCCTTCAACACTTCGGACAGAAGGATATGCGGCCTGCCCGCGAGCTCCAGCAGATAGACGCGCATCAGGTCGTCGTCCCGCTGGTGTTTGAGTTGTGATATGGTACCTTTCTTTTTCATTGCCTGGAGGATAGCTTTGCGCGATGTCATCGCGCCGAACTGGACAACGTTGTCTTTTACAAATTTAGTGCTGCTCGGTTAACAGATAAAGAAGCCGCCCGAAATGGCGTGGGTAATTTTGGGGAAGAAAATAATCCGCAAAACCACGATAACAATGGCAGAGACTAATAATCAAGAAGTTAAGAGCAAGCGCGATTTATTGCGTGAGCGTATGCTCAAACGCAATCCGGAGCTCAATGTCGAGGATCCCGAGGCCATGTCGGGCGATATTTCCGACTATCTCGACGAACTCGACGGCCAGTTGAACGGCTACAAGGAGCACGAGGCGAAGCTGACCAACATGATGAATACCGACCCGCGCAGCGCCTATCTGCTGGCGAGCCTGGACAACGGCGAGGATCTGATCCTTAGCCTTGTGAAGCTGTTGGGCACCAACATCCGCGACATCCTCGACGACCCCGACAGCGAGGCGAGCAAGGAGTATGCCCGTCGTGCTGCCGACGGTATGAAGCATGACGCCGAGACCGAGGCGAACATCGAGGAGACCAAGAAGATCATTGCCGCCTGGCAGGAGGAAAACGGCCTCAGCGACGAGGAAGGCAATGCCGTGCTCGACTTCTTGCAGGGCGTGCTGGAGGACGGCTTGGTCGGTAAGGTGTCGGAGAGCAGCCTGGACATGGGCTTGAAGGCCATCCGTCACGACGAGGACGTGGCCGAAGCCGCTGACGCCGCCTTGGTACAGGGCAAGAACACCCGCGTGAAGGAGGAGCTGCGCAAGCGCAAAGATACTGACGGTATCAGCGCGCTTGACGGCACGCCCAACACGCCGAAGCAACAGCGCCCGAAGTCCATTCTCCAGTTAGCGAGGGAAGAAGAAATCGGCGCGTAAGAAACGATAACAAACAAACGATAATATTAACCATTTAAAAGACAAAAACAATGGCAGAAGTTAGTGTACAGAACGCTGGCGATCCCAATGTCGCCACGAACCCTGGTAGCGCAGGACTGCAATCGCAGATGCCTGGCCATCCCTCGACTGTCAGCGAGATCGCAGGTGCAACCGGCGGTATTGATGCTGGCAATCTTGTGGAAGTTGACGTCGATAAGGAACTCTTTGAGTTCCATAAAGACGATACCCCGCTGTTGCAGCTTGCGCTGCTGGCGAAGAAGAAATCGGTCAAGTCCCCCGAGGTTGACCACTACGCTTTTGACGAGGAGCGCGCCGTGCTCACCACCAAATCTCCTGGTGTGTCTGCTAACAGCAGTTCGACCAACGCTTTCACCCTTCCCCTGGTTGACACCGACAAGGCTGTCCCCAACAAGTATGACACCATCCTTGTGCAGGGCGTTGACGGCTACGACGAGACCGGCCAGAACACCACTCCCGGCAGGTACCTGATGCTGTATGTTGTTGACAAGGACAACAACGGCCCCAAGGTTATCGCCGTGAACGGACCTCACGCCAACACCCCCGGTGCTCTTTGCACCCAGCCCGCTATCCCTGCTGGTAAGAAGTGTATCCTTCTTGCCAACGCCGTTAGCGAGACCCGTTGGCATGTACCCCCCAGCACGAGCGTGCCTCGTTCAAAGAGACTGTTCTGCCAGAAAACCGTCATGAACCGTCTGGTTTCTGACTATCTGAAGGATCAGAAGTTCCGTATCAGCTTCCAAGGTCAGCTTGCCGAGCACCAGGTAGCCGAGTTCAAGCGCGACCTCAACCGTTCACTGTGGGTAAGCCAGATGGGCAAGTTCACCGTTGACGAGGGCGAGGCTGGTTTGCAGACCGTTTACTCGATGATGGGTGTCCGTTGGCAGGTCAACCGCGAGTATGAGCACACTGGTCGTTGGACCTACGCCAAGTTGGTCGGCCTGATGAAGCTGTTCTACACTGGCGAGGACGTTCCCAACACCTGCACCCTGCTTGCTGGTAAGAACCTTGTCGAGTCGCTCCAGCTGATCGACTTCAAGGATCATCCCGAGGTGACTATTGAGCTCACCCACCACCCCGTAGGCTGGGATGTGACCAAGATCCATACCGCCTTCGGCGACATGCTGATCAAGCGCGAGCCCACCCTTGACACCTGCGGTTACAGCAACAGCGGTCTGCTGCTTGGCAACAACCGTCTTGTTACCTATGAGCGCACCACCGAGCACAAGGAGAATGACCGCGTAGAAGGCCACGAGGCAAGCCGTGAAGGCCTCATCAAGTGGCTTTGCGTTGGCCTGAAAGGCTCTTGCCACATCTGGATTGATGGCGAGGAGGAGCAAGGCGGCGTAGGTACTGTCATCCACATGTGGGATGAGACGAGCTCAGGTGCTTCCGTTACTCCCGGCTTCGACGACGTGAACAACGGTGAGGTTTATTACTTCATCAACGAGACCACGTTGAAGAGCTACAAGAAAACCGGCACCGGCACTCCTGCTGACAACAGCAGCAGCGTAGCTCCTGTTACGGCCCAAGAGGGCACCATGTGGAAAGCCGTCAAGACCACCACGACTGAGAGCAGCACCACCGTTGTCACTCTGACGTGGGAGGAGTACACCGGTGAGATCGACGGTTAACCGAGATCACTCTATAAGCGAAAGACAGTGGCGGTATGGCACAATGCCACGCCGCCACTAATCATTAAAAACCGATACAAAACAATCAAACAATGGTACACAAAATTTATGGAGTGCTCAATCTCATTGATTGGACTGTAAACATCAAAGCCGGAAAGGCTACATTGCGAGTTAACTTAACTGGCGGCGCAACTACTGCACGCGGCCGCGTCCCTGCCACCTACGCAACATCAGATCCTGTTAAGCAGGCCATTATCGAGAAAAGCGACTACTTTAAGAGCCGCCACATCTTTGTGGTGGACTCCATGGAAGTCCCCGATGACGCAGCAGCGAAAGCCCGCAAGGCGAGAGAGGCTGCCCGCGCTGAGGCTGCCCGCGCTGAGGCTGCCCGTGTTGCCGCGCCCAAGTCATTTGACAAGAACCCCAAGGAGGAGGACGAAAGTCCCAAATTACCCGCAGGGGATCCTGTCGGAGAGCAGGGTGAACCTGGTGAACCTGAAGCCGAACCTGCGACCGAGGAGAATGGCGAAGTCCCCGAAGCTATTACCGTGTCGAGCCTTGACGATGCAAAGGACTACCTGAACGAGCACTTTGGTATCGCCAAGAGCCAGCTCCGCAGTCGCAACGCCATTGAGGAGCGCGCCAAGGAAAACGGAGTAGTGTTCTTTTTTCAGAACGCCTAACAGTAATTGACGATGGAATACTTGGTGAGTGACATTATCAGGGCAGCGAAGGTCGCCATTGACGAGAACGTGAGCAGCGATGCGCTGACCGCGCTTGGAGACCTTGACACGTTGACACTGGACGAAATCATCCGCTCGAAGGTAGAGGACGCGGCGCGCCTTGTGGAGGAGGGCGCGGCGCACTATCTGCTGGATGCCGGTCAGGCGTTCGGCGGAGCGATCTACTGGGATAGCGAAGTGGCCGGTTATGGCGCTGGCCGCGTCAGCTTGCCCGATGATTTTATGCGTCTGGTCAGCTTTGAGATGAGCGACTGGTCTTACCCTGTCACTGTCGCTATCACCGAGGAGGATCCGCGTTACCCGATGCAGTCGAGCCGCTACGGCGGTGTTCGCGGCAACCCCCAGCGACCTGTCGTTGCCATTACCCATGGCGCGACAGGGTTGCAGCTGGAGTTTTACAGCTGTGAGGCGGGCCCCGACGTCCACATCAAGCTCGCGCATTACCTTGCTGTGCCGAAGGTCAGCACGGCGGGCAAGATAGACCTGTGTCCGAAATTGGAGCGCGCCGTGGTTTACCGCCTGGCGAGCATGACGGCCGCCATTGTCGGCGCACCTGACCTTGCCGCGACGCTGCTGGGCACCAGCAATGAGCTGGCCGGTATCATCACCGGCTAACGGAGACCTGCGAGCCACAGGCTCGCAATACACCGACAGAAATACATCAAACAACAAGAAAATCACTTATCAATAATGGCATTGTTATTGAATAATCTTGGGAGCTACGCTACCATTGAGCAGGTGTGGGCCGACCATCCCGAGGGAGGCCGCGAGGGCGACTATGTAGTCGTGGGCGGCAGCAACTACTACTGGGACAAGTATTCCCGCTGTTGGGTACAGTCCAGTGCCTCACCGAGCGGCAGTAGCGGCAGCCGTGTCGTCGATGGCGACTTGACCGTCACGGGCGACCTGGGTGTCGGCGGTGACGCTGTGATTAACGGCAAGCTGATCGTGAACGGCGTTGAGATTGATCCCAACAACATGAGCGGCGGCAGTGGTAGTGGCAGCAGCACTGGCCAGCTGGTTTACAAGTCCATTGTGTTCAAGCGCAGTGTGACACGGCCAGACACGCCGCAGGACGGAGCTTTTGGCAATCCCGTTCCTAACGGCTGGTATGACAGTGTTCCGCAGGGCACGGATCCCATCTGGATGTCGAGCCGCTATTTCACCAACGACAACAAGCGTCCCGCAGGAGTCAATAATGACAACTGGAACATTTGGAGCGCCCCCGCGCTGATGAGTGACACCGAGGACTTTGATGTAGAGTTTTCTAATGCTGCGACTACGAATGTGCCCACCGCGCCACCCGAGTCGGAGAGCGACCGTGCAGCGGCAGGATGGTTTGACCCTGTTCGCGACCCGTCGGCCAACTGGTCACAGATGAACTGGATGGCGACGCGCACCAGGTTTGTCAACGATAGTGGCAATCTTACCTGGACGGGCTGGAAGATCATGCTTATCAAGGGTGAGCATGGCGAACCTGGTAGCCCCGGCAGCAACGGTGACGGTTTCCGCAGCGTATATGCCAAGACCACCGGGGCGACGCCCACGATCACCAGCCAAGGTTATCCGCCCACAGGTAATGTCACCTGGAAAACCAGCGTAGCCGCGTTGACTCTCAACGCAGGTGACGTACTGTGGATGGCCGAGAAGCGATGCACAGGCGGCGTGTGGGGTAATTGGAGCACTCCTATACGCATCAGCGGTACCAACGGCACACCAGGCAATCCCGGTGCAGACGGTACAGACATCGAGTTTATCTACAAACGCAGCAACAGCCTGCCCGGCTCGAGCGACACCGCGCCTGTGAGCGTTGACGAGGACGATGCAGTGCCCACGTCAGAAGGTTGGAGCGACAATCCCCAGGGCGTTGACGCCACGCATAAATACGAATGGATGTGCCAGCGCACGAAACCCGCAGGCATCAATCAGTCTTGGGGCCCGTGGATCGGCCCGTTTGTATGGAGTGCGTATGGCGATCAGGGTATGGATGGTGACGGCTTGGAGTACATCTTCAGGCGAACCACGGCGAACCAGAGTCTCAGTTCAGTCATCGCCAACCCGAGATACCAATACACGAAGCCCAACCCCAGCAATCCAGCCATGCAACAAACCGTGCTTGTGGACAACTACCGAGGCGGCGTGTACCTCGACAACGGCGAATGGTATCCCGACGGATGGGACGGAAGCCTCGGCACCTGGGGCGGCTGGAGCGGCGGAGCCTACAACGGCAACGGCGAATGGATCCCCACCGGCTGGAGTGACGACCCGAAAGGTGTCGATGCCACCAACACAAAGGAATACATGTCGATCCGCAAGCGGCACAGAGGCGTGTGGGGCAACTGGAGCGCGCCCGCCCTGTGGGCAATGTACAGTGCCGAGCACATCGTCACCATTGACAGTGAAGGCTACTGGTGTGTTGACGGTCAGCGCATCCTCGTCAACGGCCAGCCCGTTTCTGCCGAAGGAAAGGACGGCACAGGTGTGCGTATCAAAGGATCCAGAGACTACCTTACCGCAGCACAGGCTACCGCCAACAGCGCAGGCATCAGCAACCCCACGTCGCTTGAAGGGCTTGACCTGACAGGCGTAACCGTGGGCGACTGCTATGTGGTGGATTATGTCGATTACAACGCAGGCGAATGGACGCGCGGCCACCTGTATGTGTACAACGGATCATCCGGCTCGTCATGGAGCGAGAAATGGACCGACCTGGGCGTGTTCCGCGGCGAGCCTGGTCAGAGTCAGTACATGCACCTTGCCTGGGCCACAGACGTGGATACCAGCGGCACAGCACCCGTGTTGCCCACGGGCGCAAGCTGGAGCAAGGTCAACGACACAGGCGACTATGACTGGATGGGCATCTGTGTTGACGACAAGCCTAACGACCCGGACAGTTTCACCGACTACGAATGGAACTACATCAAGGGCGTTGACGGAGCCGACATCGAGTTTGTCTATATCCTCACAAAGAACAACAGCAATCCAGGTGTGGAGACCGGTCAGACAGACCACAACGGGCACACCAACGCCCAGGCCGAGTTCCTGCCGTGTGCCCTGGCGGCGAACGTCAGTGCGTCGCAGCCCAAAGCCAAAGCCGCTGCTAACGGCCGCTACGAGTACACTGATGATCCAGAAAGTGTCACCAGCGAGTACCGTTATTGCTGGATGTCGAAGCGCAAGAAGAATGCCAACGGCACCTGGGATGCGTGGAGCACGCCCGCGTTGTGGGCAACGTATGCCGAAGGGCAGACGTGGGTTGACACAGCCGGTATCGAGCAGGTTGTCGTGGATTGCACCAGCGCAGGCAAGGCCAAGAGTGCTCTTAACATGACCCTTGACTGCTACCTGCGTTACGGAAGTGAACTGTGCACGCTGGATGAGCAAGCCAACAGCGCAACGTTCGGAGGCGCTGGAGGCACTGTTACGCCATCGTTTGACCCGCAGGCAATGGACGATGAGTTTGAGTTTGACTTCGACATCGCCGCCAATGCGTCGGTCACCGCCGGTGCTATCACTATTGAGCTCACAGGCCATGACAGATCAGGTGCCCGTCGCACAGCCAAGAAGCAGATCCCAGTTATTGTCAACCGCGACGGTGCTTCGGGAACTCAAGGCCCGATGCTGCGTTTCCGCGGCGTGTGGAATAGTACAGATACCTATGTATGGAACGACACGTTCCGCGATGCAGTTAAGCATAACGGCAGCTTCTGGATGGTAGGTGTCCAAGGCTCGTCGCTGCATGACCAGGACGGCCCCGGAGAGACGCAGGATCAAGGCGACTGGATCGACATGGGTAATGCCAGGTTCTTTGCCACCGAGCTGCTTCTGGCCGAGAACGCCGCCATAGACCTGCTGTCGAGCAACGTCATCAACCTGTTCAATTCGTCAGGTGGTAAGGTGGCGAGCATCAATGCCGACGGCCAGGGAAACTATGTTATCTACTACCCGTATAACGAGACCCTTGGCAAGCAGAACAAGCGCATGGAGGACAGCTATGACGGCTGGAGATACTACTACAATGATGATGCCGACAATACCATACAATGGATGCTTGGCCCTGGCGGCACCATCATCAAAACCGTAAGCGTGAGCATGTCCCCGATTCAGTTGAGCACAACGACCGTGCGCAGACTTGATTACAGCCTTGACGGCAATGATCCCGAAGTGACCATGGCCACGCGATACATCTATGCCAACGACCAGAGCGCGAACAACGGCAAGGTCTATGACAGTTCCGGTATCAACAATAATGAGCCCGCAGGCACAGTCATTCCCGACGGCACCTATGCCACCGCGGCTTACCCGTTGCAGGATGTATCTGACATGAACAACGTTACCTACTACCTGCCTGTTGTTGTTATCAACGGCGGCAAGATCACTCGCCGCTATGAGTTTAGGATCCTGAGCAATTAACGTGTTGGAGGGTGAGCTATGGGTAATATTCCGAAGATCATATTTGCCATGATTGGCGGAGCAGTCGGCTGGGTTGTGGAGGAGTTCCAGCCGACGTTCCCGCTGGTCATTGTCGCTGTAGTGTTCATCCTGTATGACGCCTTCACGGCGTACCAGCTTGACAAGCGAGTGCACGAGAGATACCCTGACGAGACAAAGCGTCATGAAGCCAAGTTCACGAGCTTCGCCTTCGGCAAGGTGATCCGCCACACCATCCCGAAGCGGTTGACGCTGATCTTCCTGGCATATCTTCTCGAGCACTGGGTGTTCATCCATGTGACGATACCGCTGTCGTATGTCGTCACCGGTGTCATCTGCTTTGAGCAGGCATGGAGCATCCTGGAGAACGAGAGCAGCTGCCGCAGCAAGGAGGACGGCCACTTCTACAAGGTGCTGCAGAAGATCATGGTTGACAAGACCGAGCGCCACTTTGACGTACACCTTGAAGATTTCAAGAAGAAACGTAAACGCAAACCCAAAAAGGAGGACGAACGATGAAACACTTTACAATGAACGAAATGACGCGTAGCGCGACGGCGAAGCGTTACGGCATCGACAACACGCCGGGCGACGAGGAGAAGGCCTGCCTGAAGGCCCTGGTAGAGAAAATCCTGGACCCGCTGCGCGAAGCCTGGGGCGCACCGATCATCGTTGACAGCGGCTACCGGTGCGGTCGTTTGAACAAGATCCTCAAAGGGTCGTTCACCAGCCAACACCTGCTGGGCCAGGCTGCCGACATCCACACTGTCAAGGACACCCCGGCCGAGAACAAGAAGCTGTTCCAGCTTATCCAGAAGCTCAAACTGCCGTATGACCAGCTGATTGACGAGTATGGATACAACTGGATCCACGTTAGTTACGGACCGCGCCACCGGCGCAGAATACTCCACCTGTCATGACCGGAATTAACAAAAACGCGTTGGGAGGGCTTGTTGCAAGGGTAGTGTTTTGGCTGGCCCTTGTTGCCGCCGGTGTATTGCTGCTGTTCGCCGTTGTCGGCTGCAGGACGACGAGGATTATCACCCAGACCGAGACCAGGACTGACACCGTTACCGTCAAGCGTGACTCTATCATCATCCATGAGCGCATCGACACCGTGGAGATCGCCCTGCCGCAGAGTTCGCAGGTGATTGAGATACCCATTGAGCACGACACCGTATCGGTGCTGGCCGACATGTATTACACATCGACGGCGGCTGTGTTTGGCGGGCGCTTGCGCCACTCGCTCAGGAGCAACCCCGGCGCGACGCTGACCGGCGCGGCAACGGTGCATGATACGGTCAAGGTGTATGTTGACTCGACGATGATCAACAATCACTCCAACCACAGCGAGATCAAGGAAGTGCCGGTGAACCGGCTGTACTGGTGGCAGAAGGCGCTGATGTTCATCGGGCTTGCCGGGCTTGCTGCCGGCATTGTGTGGCTGTTGAGGCAGAGGTCGCGTTGACAACGCGACATACCGGACAACACGGTTAACGGATAAAACTGAAGAACGGCAACACTGAGATAACTTTGCACTATGACAATCACTCAGAACATACAGGTGAGCAAGGCGCGGGTGATGGACGAGGTGGCGAAGGCTACCGCGTACATCGGTCAGAAGGCGGTGAGCGAGCAGGACCCTGGCGCCTATGAACGCATAGCGACGACAGACGCGAACCGCGAGGAGCTGGACCGCTACTGGATGGAAGCCTGTACGGCCGCGAGCCTGCTTCTTGACCACTGGCTTACCGACCAAACGAGCCAGGTACTGTCGCACCATCCGGAGATCGACACGGCGCACGACTATAACGTGACGCTGGGCATGCCGACAAACTGGAACTTTGCCTACCTGCCGAGCGTAAACGAGGCCTTGTTGTGCTACCTGGTGAACAGCATCGTCGCCAAGTGGCTGCTGAGGACGCAGAAGCAGGATGCGGCGGCTTATGCTGCGCTGGCCAATGGCTCGGAGTTTCAGATCACCCAGCTTATGCTGGTAAGGAAGCGCCCGCCTCGCCGTTCATCCGGCAGCTCAGACGATGGCGAATTATGGGGAGGCCCGCAACTTTGGGGAGGCCCGCAACTTTGGGGACACTAATCAAATAAACATCAAATACAATGGCATTAGATATTTTACATGACAACTGGGGTCCTTACACCCATACCGAGGTGGAGAACGCGCTGAAGGCGTATCTTACCGTCCTGGAAAATCGCATCAACCAAGCGATACAATCAGGAAATGTCGGTCTGGCCGACCTGTCTGCTGAGGTGCGGGCTTTGCTTAACAAGGCCAACACCGCCTTGCAGCCTGAAAACATTGCAGCATGGGCGAAGGCCCAGAACAAGCCAGGCTATACCGTCAGCGAGATCACTGGCGTTGAAGGATTCCAGAACCTACTGGCCAAGTTACAGGACATGGACCAGAAGATCCAGGCAGCCGCAGCGAGCGGCGGCGTTGATCCTGACGACACCATGAGCGACACCAGCGAGAACGCAGTGCAGAACAAGGTCATCAAGGCTTATGCTGATAACTTGATTGCAAGTTTGCAGAATGCGCTGGACACGCTCATCGGTAGTGGTGATGTGCAGGGAGCGATCGATACCTTCAACGAGGTCAAGGCATTCTTGAACGGCATCGACACCGATGACCCGACGCTGGCTAACCAGTTGTTGACGTTGAACAACGCAATCAGTGCCTTGCAGACAGCGCTTGCGGGCAAGGCGAATGCTGCCGATGTGTACACGAAGGCGCAGATGGATACTGCTCTTGCGGGCAAGGTTGACGCCGCTGACTTGGCCATCGTAGCGAAGAGCGGCTCGTACAACGACCTGAGCAACAAGCCTACTATCCCGACAAAGTTCAGCGACCTTGTTGACGATAGCGACTACATCAAGGCCGAAGATGTCGCATCAATCGTTGTAGGCAATGCTGATGTTGTAATCACGGAAACGGCAAGCCACATTTGCATCACATTCGTCACATCGAGCATCACGTTCACGCCCAACACCACGATGTCGTTGTGGGCAGGGCAAAAGGTCGGCACGTTGACGGTAAGCGGCACACACTTGAAACAAGACATCACGTTGACAGTACCCTCCAATTTCACCGCACAAGTTAGCGGTGGCACGGCGGCTCAGTCAATAACCATTCCGCAGACAGGTGGTGAGGTAACTGGTGTGTCCGTGACCATCACCTACACTGGTGCTGATTCAGGTTCATACAATGGTAGTATCACGGCTACAAGCGGGTCTACTACGGCAAGTGTAGGCTTGGTATACTCACAATATCAAGGTACTACAATTATCGCTGGCACTATCAGTACAATCAATGCTGCTATGGGTAGGCCACGAATCGGTGAGTTGAACGTGAGCGGTGTAAACCTTGAGGGTGACATCACGGCAAGTGTCGGCAATGGCGACTTTACCATTTGCGCAACGCAGAACGGAACTTACGGCACAACGGCTACTATCAGCAAGTCAAGTGCGGAGGCTGCTGGCGGTGCTACGTTGTTTGTCAAGTACACTCCGTCAAGCGGCACAAGTACCGCAAGTGGCACCTTGACCTTGACAACGCCAAAGGACGGCAGCACGGCCACGGAAAGCGTTTCGTTGCAGGGTGCGGTAAGCACGTTGAATGTAAGCACCAATAGTGTATCAATTAGCACCGACCAAGGTGTTGCCGCATCTGGCACGTTCACAATCAATGGCAGAAACTTGACCAACGGAGTTACGTTGGCTTTGACCGATGCAAATAGTGTGTTTAGCCTGTCCAAAAACTCGTTGACAAAGGCAGAGGCCGAGGCTGGTGAGACGATTACCGTTACATATAATTCAAGCGCAGCGGGCAACCATAGCGGTAGCATAGCGGTTTCTTGGGACGGCGGCACTGAGACCATCACCTTGAGCGGCGCGGCTGCGGAGGTGCCGAATTTCAGTAATGACAACAACCACAGGTTGATAATCGGTGGTATCGCATACGGGGTTATTAGTGACGGCAATGGCGGTTGGAAAGAAGAACTGGCCGTCTACAACAAAGAGTTCTCTTCCGCAGCACCGTCAAGTGCAGGAAGATACACGGGAGAGGTCATCATTCCGTCAAAAATCAACGCACTGCTGGATGGCAACCCAACTGAGTTTGATGTCACAACCATCGCTGCTCACGCCTTTAACTCCAGCCCGGGTATGACAAAACTCGTTATCCCCGACTCTGTAACATCGGCAGGTGCAGCATTCCTGTTCCTCGCAAGCGGAAACTTGAAGTATCTATCCTTTGGCAACGGACTTAAAAATTCAACAAGTGAAACCACCATTCCAACGGCTGCAGGCAATGGCCCAGTTGTACGAACTGGCTTGACCTACTTGGATTTGGGAACTGGCATCAAGCGCACAACGGGTATGGAGCTCAGGATGGCCGTTGGGGGCACGGTTGTTATTCGCAGTGATAGTGTTGTTAGTGTATCACCTTCCCAGTTAAACAGTAATAGTAACAACAACTATGCCCCTGCTATTGTTGATGGCATCGTTAAAGTGCCGTCATCATTGGTGCCGTCATACCAAGGCGCATCTGGATGGGGTGTACCAACTGGCAACGGTTATTATATGGTTGAATACAACAATATTTTGGCAATCGAATAAATATAAGGCTATGAACAACAAGAGAAAATCGTACATAATCAACAATGAAGAAGTTGTTGTTGATGCGGAAAATGCCTTGTACTCTGGTGTTAGCGGTACTTACAATGTAGCAGGTGCATTGGATAGCATCAAAGGCGAATTGGAAGATGTTGACCAACGTCTCGAAACCATTGAGAATGGGGGAGGCCAAAGCGAACTTGCAGAGTATGTCTATACCGAGGATGACTGCACTATTGAAAATTCAGGCATCTATTCCAATGGCACAGAGGGTGCAAACACCCGATATGACAGTACCGATTACATCCCTATCCCAAAGGATATGAAAGTCAAGATGTATATCAAGACTGACTACACGTTCTATGCCTATGGATTGTATTTCTACACAAAGAAGACTGGGACGTACACGTTTATGCTAAACACGGCTATTGTCTACACTGGCCCGTTTACTGATTACACCGAGTTGACGATTCCTGATAATGCTGATGCAATACGTTTCTCGTTTGACAAACAGGCTGGTACGCATATCTATGTCAAGTTCGTTGAACAGGTTGTTAAAGACGACATCGTAAAACTCAAAGTCGCTTCGTGGAATATCGGTGGTTTGTCTGGTGGTAGTTCATCTTCGACCATTACTGATGAAAATGTTGAGGAAAAACGTGCGGCATACCGCAAGCAGTTTGACGAAGCCAATGCGGATATTATCTGCTTGAGCGAGTACTCTACAATTTTCAACACTTCCACATCGTCAACAACAAGGGACGAAATCCTTTGCAACTATCCCTACTACAAACTCGGCGATGTCCAAACGTACAATTATAATTGCGTGTTCTCCAAGTTCCCAATTTTGTCAACGAGGACGATTTATTTCACCGAACACGGACAGGCGAGATACCTTAAAGAAGTGACGATGAAATTCAACGGAAAACTCGTTAAGGTTGTTGCTACGCACTTGGACTGGGAAAATGACGCTGGCACTATCAACTACTACATTCCGCAGTTGCAAGAACTCGTGGAAATCTATGCCAATGACCCGTATGTCATCATCGGTGCTGACTTCAACATCCACACCACTGATAAAATGGGCGATTATGTTGACGGCAGCGGTACTGATGGCTACAAGAACTATCAATACTTGACCGATGCGGGTTACACGTTGATGAACTTTGACTACTTGAACATCAAGAACCCCAATGATAGCGCAGTTGCTGCCGCAATCGGGCCACATACCGCAGACAACATCGCGGTCAAAGGGTTTGCAATGGGCAAGAGAGAGTATGTTGAAGTTGGAGATTTGAGCGACCACAACATGGTTACTTGCGAACTTGTAATGTTGTAACAATAACGAGAAGGCCAGGCATGAGAAGAGTGCCGCCAGGTGCAAGGAACTGATCACGGCGCTGGACACCGAGAATGCCGAGAAGCAGGCCTTCGAGCCGCGGATTCAGTCGCTTGAACATGGCCAGAGCCAAACCAACGCGATGCTGCAGCAGATCATTGACAAACTCAACAAACGCGATGACATCGCGCCATACTTTAACAACACGGACTATGTATCACATTTTTGAGAACCAGGACGGGACGAAGACCGTTGTGCTGACGTTCCTGAGGAACGAGTTGCTGAACGACCTCGACGGCTACGGCTTTGTCGAGGGTGATGTGCAGCGCGCCGACGCCGACCACCTGAAGCATGGCAAACACCAGACGCAGGACATCACCCAGGACGGTAATATCGACCTGGTGACGCGGTGGCTTAACCTGAAGCTGGCGTGGTGCCGCGAGGCGCTGTTCCCCTACACCAAGTCGCCCGTGATGGATAACGTGACGCTTGACGACATCCTTACCAATCCCGACGTGTACACCATCACGATGACGGTACCCGAGGATTTCAGCGAGACGACGGTGACGTATCTGGAGGAGCTGATCCACAACCTGCTCGTGTGGTGGGTGCTGTATTACTGGTTCAGCATCACCAAGCCCGAGGGTGCCGAGAAGTGGCTTGCCAGCGCCGAGGGTGCCGAGGAAGACATCAAGGGCGCGCTGGCGCGCCGTTGCGGAAAGGTGTACAGGCGGATGTCGCCGTTTGACTCGGGGACGGGTCGGCGATAACATCGCCGAATACTTGACGGCACTTGCATCAACAAAAGCCCGCCCGGGTCTCACGACTGGGGCGGGCTCCATATTTATTATTTGAAAACAATATAGCCGTTATCGTAGTCGGTTGGTGTACTTTGTCTCGAACTGTATGGAGCAGCCCTCGACGGACTCACCCGACGGCAGTCGCAGCAGCAGTGCGACGCGGTACCACTTGTAGGGTGTGCCGCGACGGCCGCGCATATTCTCGTCGGTGCTTGACATGACCATGTGCCAGTTGTACAGGTCACGCGAGCCGTAGAGCACGGCCCGGACGTGTCCCTGGTGCTTGCGGAACAGACCGCGCTGCAGGACCGTCGTCACCGTCTTAAGCACGTCGGGCTGGTCGAGCGTGAGCGGTCGGGTGACAAGGAGCTGCGTTGACAGCGGGTCAACGAAGGACAGCTCACCGGTCTCGCTGAAATTGACGAGCATACCGCCCTGTGTCACCGCCATGGCGTCGGGGTAAGCCCTGACGGCATAGTCGATGTTGGACCACATCATGCCCCACTTGTTGGACTCCAGCGAATAGATGTAGGCATAAGGGAAAGCAGCACTCGGGTTATAGGCGATGATGCGCTGGCCGCGGTAGTCGTAGGCCATGCGGACACATTGCTTCTCGTCTCCCAGGAACTCACGGAAGGGCTTTATGTTGACCGACAGGCCCAGCAGCGGCGCGAGTAAATCGGTAATTTCTGACAAGCCTGGTGCCGGCTGGCCGTCGTCGTCGATCGCCCCGCTGATGCACTGCGCCTGGGAGCCGCTGAGCAGCATAATGCCGCGCGCCGTGGCGAACAGCACCGTCGTTTCCATTTGCGTGATGCTGTCAGGGTTGATGCAGATGTCGCCAGTTATCAGCGTGACGTCGGAATAGAAACCTTCCTTGGTGATCTTTGCCGTCCACACGCCGTTGTCGGCGAAGATATATAGGTCGGCATAGCCCACCTGGCTGGTCGATACAGGACGCACGGCGGCGCAAACCGCCATAATCTCTCCCGTGCTGATACTGTTGACGCCCACCTTTGGGAAGAAGAAAGGATTGTCAACCTGTGAGGTGAACACCGAATTGTAGCGCTTGACCGGCTCGGCGTCGTCAACCGGGAAACTATCAACCGTGGGCACGTCGTCGCTGCCCCACAGCGAGCCCAGCCAATAGGCGCCGGACAGCAAAGGGTGTTCTTTCAGTTTCAGGTCAAAGGTGACACCGCCGCGGTTGACGAGTGCCGCCACTGCGCTCGGGTCAGGGTAATAGACGAACATCGGCATGGGAATGTCGTTCTGCCCAAGCCCGGAAGTCAGCACATTCTCCCTGTCCTGTCCTTTTACCCTTACCGCTATGTTCCATTTGCCGTTCTCACCGTCCTTGTATTTCGCCCAGGCGATATGCGCATCCAGCGGCTTGTGCTGTATGCGTGACACACCAGCCAGGTTGATGCGGCTGTTATAGGCGAAGCAGGTGTTGGCCTGTATCGTGTCGCGGGTGAAGTAATCATCATCCAGCGTGTCGCGCGCCAGCAGCGTTTTCAGTTCACCTTCTTTCAGATTAATGGTGCCCGACAAAGGTGACGTGCTGTGGTCTCCTGTCAGTTCCTCGATGTCGAACGAGTGTATCTTGTAGAATATAGCCGCGTCGAGGATGCGCTGCCGCATCTTTTCCTCGTTGGGCTCGGGCACTTTGAGGACCCATGACGGCATGTTGAAGCCCGACTGCCAGAACATCGCTGAAAATAGTTTCTTCACCTGTCCGTTCACCTCTCGCCTGGTATCGGCAGGGAACACCTGGCTAAGCTGCCACCGCTTCCAATGGTCCGCGTTGTATCCGTCGGCCGCCGTCAGGTTAGTCTCCTCCAGCTTGCCGACAGTGTAGAAGCTGTCCCATGCACCCTCGTCGTCCATATTCTGCCAGCCGAACACCTTGCCGTCCTGGTCCATGGTGTAGGCCGGAGCCGACACATAGACATTGACCTTGTGGATAAGGTCTTTCCAGTCGTCCAGGTTGGGGAAGAAGGCGTCGTAGCAGAGCTTTGACACGAAGGCGTAGGCGCGGCCGTAGCCTTCGATGCGTGACGTTCCGTTGTCGCTGTTCCAATGCAGCGAGAAGCCTGGCTTGTTGTTGGAGTCGATGCCCATATCCATTGCGAAGATCGGGCCCCGGCTGTTGGGTATCATCAGTACCGGGTAGGAGTGCATGACCGTCGAGCGGTCGTACATCTCATAGGCATAGCGCACAAAGAACGGGAACACAAACAGGCCCTTTGAAGTGCCTTCCTTGTCAATGAGCTTGTTTACCGCACCAAGCGCCGCATCGGTCATGCACTTGATGTCGGCATTGATCGCCTCCTCGTCGCCCGCCATATCTTCCATGGTGAAGTCGAAGCCCGACCAGTCCTCGCTGACAGCAGGACGGCCCCAGGAGTTTGAAGGCTCCGTCATTTTGGGTTTAGGCAGCATCAGGTTGTAATAATCGGGAGCGCTGTAGGTGGGGATCGAGCGTTTCTCCTGTGAATTATACCATTCTCCCTGGAAATACACCGGCTCCAGCGGAGCGCCGCCGCGGTTGAAGCCGGGGTAGGCCACAAACTTTGACGACAGTCCGAAGGTGATGTCGATGCGCGGCGGCTTCTGCCCCAGGTACCTGTAAGCCCCTGTCTTGACGTCCCACAGGATATAGTGCACGCCGTCGTCGGCGAGGACGACGAGCGTGTTGCCGACGGGCTCGACGCTGCGGATGTCGTTGTAGGACATGTCGCCGATCCTGATGAGCGGACTTTCCGGCGTGCCGTCCCAGGTGTAGAGATACCAGAAGCTGGTGTTGCCGTGGTAGTTCGGGTACTGTATGGCGACGATATAGTGGGTGTAGGCACTTGTGCGGTGGATGCAGACAATCTTCCTGTCCAGGCCGGGGCCAAGGTAGGCGTCCCAAGGTATCTTGGCGATTACCTTCGGTGGCTCGACAGGTCGGATTGTGTGGTGTTCCGGCACGAGGTTCATGGCCACGGCGAGGTCTCCTTCGAGGCTGTCGTGGTCGTTGGGTGATGCGGAATAGCCGCCGTATTTCAGTTCTTTGAGCATAATCTTATCTTGGTTATGCGGGCCGCAAGCCCGCAATACTTCAACTGTTGGCGTTATAACGGATGATGATGGGCAGTGCGCGGTTGATGCCGTCGATAGCGATCACGTCGCCGACGGGCAGCCGTGCCTGGTTAGAGGAGAAGCCCCGCATGTCGAGCACTTTCCGGCAAAGCTCGACGGAATGTGCTCGCAGCGAGTTACACTTCTTGACGCGGCTGTTGGTGACATGGCATTGTGCCTTGTGTCGTCCTGACAGCTTCTCGGCGCGGTGCTTGATGTAGAGGTAGCACTCGCGTCCCACTTCGTCGATGGCGACGTCTATCACGTCGCCAGGATGCAGATCGAGCGCACGTGTGGCGCGTGCGCTGATCTCGATGCGTCCGTCGGCGTTGAAGATGATGTCGTGTCGCCGTGTATTGTCAAGCAGGTGCTTCATATTGCAAAGTTATATCGTCAATTACTGGCTGCAGTTTTATCGGTTAACTTAGTGATGAGGCCGACGGCGTTGCTGTAGTCACGTTCGAGCTCGGTGATGTACTGGCGCATCTGTTCGATGGTCCTGGCCATGTGCAGGGCCACACCCAGCAGGATGAACACGAACAGGCATAGCAGGATGATGAAGAATAGCTCTATCGTCATGGTCAAAACAGTGTTAGCTGGGTGGGTCCAGCGGGTTTGTTGTTCTCTATTGCCTCGACGCGTGCTATCTCGTCGTCGATGATCTTCTCCAGGCGCTTGGCGGCGTCCAGGTTGAAGCGTGACCTGGACTTGAAGTATTTCTTTTGGGCATCGCGCATGGCGGCTACCTTGTCGAAAAATTCTCGCGGTTTCATTGTTCCTTCTCGTTAATGATTTCAGTTTTCCGATACATGCTCATTAGAGTTGCTACATATACCCGCATGAGTTGAACCGTCTCTGTTTTGCCGAATAACGAATCCAGTGTATTGTAGATCTCGCGAAGTCCTTCAATGGCTCCACCCATGCGGGAACATTCCTCTGTGGTCAGTAGCATAATTTAGATGATGATTGAGTTTGGTTGTGGAGCGAGGCAGAGGTGGGTGCCGCCGACGAGTTCTACCTTGACGCAGGGGCGGCCAGCGTAGTTGTCGGGGTTACAGGCATCGCAGGGCATGTCGCCGACGCTGATGACCTCCATGCCGAGGAGGTCGGTGCTGTAGCCGGCTTGCTTCTCGGCGGCGACGGAGCCGCCACACGGTGAACCGGCACTACGGGCCTGGCAGCAGGCGTCGTCACAGTCGGCGTCTTGGCCGCAGTGGTGGTCCGCAGTGGTGACGACGGAGTCGTCACACGGGGAACCGGCCTTGATCTGGAATTGCAGGAACTGGATGCGCTCTTTGAGGTTGGTGCGGTAACTCTTCATCGCAGTGAGTTGATGATGCATGAGCATCTGCTCCTCACTGTCGGGTACTATTGTCTCGAAGTCGAGGCGGTTGATGAAGGCGTCGAGGCGGTTGATCTTGCCGCACAGGTCGTTGTACTCGGCGGTGAGCTTGTCTAAGCGTTGTTGTTTGTTGTCGTTGTTCATTGTTGTGGTTATTTTTTTGTGGTGAATAATTGGGCGATCTGGTCTCTTACCTCGTCGAACTCGGTGGAGAGGTAGAGGTTGATGTCGCTGGTGTAGGCGACGGTGCGGTTGTCGCGGATGGCGACGTACTGGTCACTGTTCTCGACGGGTACCACGGTATAGTCGTGGCCCTTGTGATGGAATGATTTTGCTTCGTTCATTTGTTTGTGAGTTTGTTAATATAGTGTTTGTAGATAGTGGTTGCAGGTGAAGCCTTTGCGGGGACGGAACTCGGCAAAGGAGTGGGCGATGAAGTGGGCCCGCTTGTTAACCCATGCGGCAAGGTCTTTTTGCCACTGTGGTATTATCTGGTCGGGATTGTCCGGGTCGCGGTAGGGCTGGGCGTGCGGGTAGACGTAGTGGCCTTGGTGCTTCTCGCGGACTTCCATGCAGCGCTTCCACCAGTAGTTGATGCGGTCGTAGGACTCGCGGAAGTCGCTCTTGCCTCCTATCATGGTGTAGAGGAAATACTGGCCGGTGAAGCCGTGGCCGTTGATCATCTCCATGGCACGCTCGCACTCGGCGATCTGGGCGTGGGTGTCGCAGCCGAAGCGGATACGGTTGTGGTCGAGCCATTTCACCCGGGCCAGCAGCTCGGCAAAGCGCGGAGAAACAAGCCTTGCATCCAGTGCCTGGTTGAAGTCCACCCTGTAGCCCCGCTCGATGATCTTCTCCAGTTGCTCCACGGCGTAGTCACCGGCGGCCAAGATGTTGTTATCCATGAGGACCAGCTTGCGGCGGCCCTCGATGGCGATCTCGTCCACGTCCATGTAGGGACGGATAGCACCTTCCTTGCGGGGCACGACGCACCAGGGGCAGCGGTTGGGACAGCCGCGGGTGAGGAAGCCGTAGGCAGTGTCCCCCGGCACGTTGGGATAGATGCTGTAGTCGGGCTGCAGGCGGTCTATCTCGTCGGGCAGCTGGCTGTGCAGGTCGTAGCCGGTGCCGCCGCATATCACCTCGTCGGCGTCGTAGCAGGTGAGGTCGTCGGGCGAGAAATTGAAAACCTTGGACTTGTAGATACGGTCGTAGTGGAAGAAAGGGATTGCCCATTCCACCCGGTCGCCGCGCTCGCGGTGATAGCGTGCTATCTTGGCGAGGGCAAGATTGGGGTAGATGGTTGCTCCCCATTTCTTTTTCTTGGCGTGGCCGTCTATGTCAACGAGTCCGATTTTCATTGTGGTTGTTTTAGCAAGGCGGAGCCTTGCAATACTTGACATGCTGTTGTTTAATAGCCGCAGCGGAAGCGGTTGATTCGGTCACGTTTCTCTTCATGTGAGAGGTTGTCCCAGTCGTCGTGCAGCGACCGATAACGGTCGCAGACCTGGTCAAAGGTCTCGCCAGTGATGTATTTCTTATCTTTGCTCATACTAGTTGTTAATAGGTTGATTCGATTGCTTTGAATATTTCGTACATGACCTGCGGGACTATTGCGTTGCCGTAGGCTTTGATGCTTTCGGTTCGCCACTTGCTTGCAGGAATGGTAAGGTCGTCCAAAGGAAAGGGAATCCCATCATTTCCTCGGTGAATAGGGGATTGAGTCGGGAACTCATCCCATCTGCCGAGGCCTGCAATGTTGCAATCACTTCGGGTATACCAACCTGATGCGTCTCGGTTCGCTTCGCCAGTTTCTCGTCCACGATGTCCTGTTTGTGGTCTCTCGCTGCTGGTGTCGTAAACAACCCGCTCCCTGCCATTGCCGACAGGCTTTGACCCATCTGCGAGTCGGGGTTGTAGGTGTTCGTCCATTTCACCCCCTCTATTGCAGTCGGCGTCGGCAACAAGAAACCCCGGTGCTTCTCCGCATAGCCGCTCACAATCTCCTGCGCAAGCGTTCCTGATGTCCCGCTTATCCCCTGTGATGTCATTTTGTCCGCGTAACTGTCCGCTGCACATGGCGTTTTCAGCATCGTTCCGGTGGCCGATGATGAACACTCGGTCTCGTCGGTGCGGCGCGTTAACGGCACAAGCTGGAATAACAACCGCTTGGACGGCATATCCGTCGTTTTCAAGGTCGTTGCAGACGCGTTCGAGGGTAAAGGTCTCGTCGAGTCGGTATCTGTGAAGTAGGTCAACCTCACTGAATAGACTTTTTTCAGCCTCCATCTCAGTAACGTCGCCCTGCTCGACCATCGTGGTGATTCCAGCAACGTTCTCACACACGACCCAATCGGGTCTGACCTGGTAAATACATCGGTGCATAAACGGCCAGAGGTAGCGGTCATCATCCGCGCCTCGTCGCTGCCCGGCATAACTGAATGGCTGGCAAGGGAATCCTCCCGTGAGGACGTTGACCCTGCCCCCCCAATCGCTGAAATCGGTTGTCGTGATGTCTTCATAACTTTTTGCGTTTGGAAACCAATACTCGAGCACTGCCCGGCAAAACGGGTTAATCTCGCAGTGGAACAGGTTGTCCCACCCCAACATTGCCGCTGCCACCTCGGGGCCGCCTATGCCGCTGAATACTGATGCGTGGGTCATAGTCATCGGTAGGATTTGTTGTAGAAGCCTATGACTTTAAACATTTCGTTGAAGCGATCGGCGAGGCGGTCGCCGTAGCGCTGGCGGAGGGTCTCGCCGTCCTCGGAGCGTTGGGCGAGGTTGGTGGTGACGAAGGTGGGGAGGCGGCGGTCGTAGCGGTAGGTGAGCGCGTCGATGGAGGGCGTGGTGATGTTGCCGTACTGCTGCACCTCGATGGGCTCGACACCGAGCTCGTCGATGCCGAGCTTCTGCCACGACCTGTTGCGGTCTCCCAGGTCCTTGGCGTTGATGATGTCGAGGCGGTGCTCCACCTGGTAGTCGTGGGACTCGTCCTGCATCATCCACCAGTAGCCGCGCTCGAGGGCGTGCAGCATGGTCGTCTTGCCGTTGCCCACGCCGCCGATGAACATCACGCCGAAGTGAGTGTCGGTGGGGTCGGTGAGCCAGCGGGCCAAGCTGAAGATGTGGCCCTGTGTGCTCTCGTCCATGATGCACTCGCGACCCCGTCTCTCTACCTCGGCGGTGTAACAGACCTTGAGGAGATCCACGGCCTGCTCTGGCGAGCAGTCCCACTTAAAATTTTCCCGTTTCGGCTTCTCTGATATTAGCCGGGACATCACTTGCCCGACGTCTATCGGTTCGTTTGGCTTTAGTTGTCTCATTGTTGGGTTTTTTTTTCTCTTGTTGGAGTTTTATTACCAGCCAGTCGTTGAAGTGCTGTTGCGCGTCCTGGAGGCTGGTGTGCTGTTTGGCGCGGCAGCGGCAGTCGAGCATGAAGGTGTCGATGCGTGCCATGATGTCCTCGAGTGTGAGGTGGTGTCGTAGCGACATGTCGGTGAGCCATGCTCGGGCCCGCTTCATGTCGGCAAAGTATTCGTGGGTGGCGTTGCCGGTCAAGGTCTGCGTGTCCTGGGTGCTGTCCTCGGCTGCGTCGATTAGCGAGTAGTCGGTTATCGTGGATAGCCGTCGCTCCCGTGCGCAGATGCGCTGGTACCGTTGCTGGATGCCGCGCGATGTGACGATGTGATCGGACTTGTAGAGTTTTTCATCCACCAACCCCAGTTTCAAGCAGCACTCAATGACCTGCTGTATATACGCCTCGTCAAAACCCGTCTGTTCCGAGATGATGAAAGGCAGCTCTTTGTCCCAGCCCATGTAGTACCCTTCTTTGTAGATAATACACAGCAGGGAGAGATATACAGTGACAGCCTTGCCGCCCTGATACTTGATCAGTTTACGGACCTTGATGTCGGTGAAGAAATCGACATCGAAGGGGAAAAATTCCAGTCCTTGTTTACGGTTGCGTCCCATTGTTCTTTACTCTTTAATTACCGTGGCAGAGCCACGGCCCACTTGACATTACAATAGCAGGTAGTCCGTTACCCTGTCGATGAACTCGTCGATGCTGCGGATAACCATGTACTTGTAGCCGCGGTGGACCATATCGCGCTGCCAGTCACGTTGTGCCTGTGACTGCTTGCCGCGCTCGGTCTTCATCTCGATCAACAGGCCATGATGCCTGCCGCGTGGAAGCAATAGTATCAGGTCACTCACTCCTGGCAACACGCCCTCGGCTTTGAGCTTGGCCCCGCTCACCCTGTCGCGCCTGCCGCCGTTGGGGACGGCGAACAGGGCGGTGGCATGGGTGGGGTATTGCAGACGGAACCAGTTGACGCAGGCGCACTGCAGGCGGTGCTCCTCGTCGTCAGGGCGCTTGCGGGTCTTATTGCGTCGCTGGTGCTCGACGAGCTGTTGGAAGGTCATGCGGTTATTGCCCATTGCTATTGTACCTGATATAGTCCATATACTTGGTCTCGGCTACAGTGTCGAGCTCGACGTCGGCCATCCAGTCCTTGACGTAAGCGTTATAGCGGTCGCGGGCATCGTCGTTGGAGCTCGCCTGGAAAAGCAGGTATTGAGGATTGGCTTTCTCGACGCCTGTCTTCTCGTTGACGGTGATGATGTTGTGCTTGACCTTGTACCAGCGGTCGGCGGCAGGGTCATCGCAGGACACCACCTCGGAGATGTTGGTGATCTTCTCCTTGACGACGCGGAAGTCACCGCTGATGTAGGGTTGCATGAACTCGGTGGTTCGTGCCTCGGCTTCGGTGAAGGAGAGGGCATCGACGATGTAGGGCTCGGTGACGCGCTTGACAGCGCCGTTTTCCATTGTCTTGTCGTAGCGTATTGCTACCTCGAAAAATTGGTTGCTCATTGTTGTTTGTCGTTTATTAAGTTTTGTAATTTCTTTGCCATTTTCTTGATCTGGCGGCAAGTGTCCTGGTCGCGTGACATGACCGCGTGCTGCGGGTAGAAGTCGGCTGCAGCGGACAGGAGATTGACCAGACTTTTCGCGTCCTTGTCGCTGAGGTTAAGTTGTATCATTGTGTCTGAGTTTTTCAAAAACGAACATTCCTGCATAGCAGCCGGCGAAGTTGGTGAAAGCAGCTATAAGTATAGCTACAATCAGGTCGCTGTCGGCGATAAACTTGACGACCACCGCGCTAAAGGTGTAGCAGAAGCAGTTGGCCGTGGATGCCACCAGCTTGCTTGCCTTGACGATCATGAGCGTCTTGACAACGTGGAAGAATACGTTCAGAAAGGCTACGATGCAGTAGGTGATCATTGGTTACCTCCTTTCATTGGCGGTGCCGGGAGTGGCATCCAGTGGGTAACAGTAAGCAACACGGAATTGCACTGCCATCTGCTACTCATATAACTATATTTAGCCATGTCAATCTCGCCTTTTGTGCCACACACAAGGACAAGGTCAGAGTAAGTGCCCTTGTCTTGTATTGGTGGCAGGTCGTCCTCAACGCTTATCCAGTTATGTGAGCATTTCCAACCTTCTAGAAACATTTGTTTCATCTGGTCAGCATTATAGTACTCGTTGCACTCTGCTTCAACCCCATCACGCATTGTGTGCGTTGTCATAATGGGCTTGATCCTTTTAAGAGCATTGTGTACTACTTGTTTAAGACCTAATTCAAATATCATTTCAATTATCATTGTTCACCTCCTTTATTAAATTCGTCCTGGATTGTTTCAACGAAGTACGCATTATAGAAGTCCTCGACATCCATATAGTCAATGCCGAAGTTCTCTGCGGTTTTCTTGTCGGTGTCTGAAAACTGTCCGACCTTGCCGCTCGCATCGCCAATCATGAGCATGTCTTTTTTGTCGGCGTCGATATGCCATCGTGAAATGATAAATCTGACATGTGCCGCTTGCAGCATACCAGGATTTGGTTTGCGATAGACATTTTGCTCGTCATTAAACGGACAGTAGTCGTATTCGACAGGGATGCCAAGATATTCTTCAAGGCTCCGTCTGACATACTCCATCTTACCCTTGACGAAATTCTTCTCATCTACGTAACCCTTTTCGATGCCTCCCTGATTGGTGACAATCATCAGGCACTCAAAGCCGTAGTTCTTTATAGCGTCAAGCGTGTTGAACCTGAACTTCATGTCCCAGATACCAAGCGGGAAAGTCCGCTCTGAAATAGTGTCGATCAATGTGCCGTCAAGATCGGCGAATAGTACTCTTTTTTTCATTGTCGTTTACCTTTAAGTTGTTTCAATTATACTAAAGCTGACATTGAATGTCCTTCCGCCAACCTGTAAGGTGTATGCTTCGTCAATGTCTTCATAACCGATACAAGTCGCATAGTCGTCAAACTTTTTTGATATTTCGCGAGTAAACTCATGTCCTGCAAATGCCATTATTCACCTCCTTTCATCTGGGCTGGCTCTTATATGGATACTTGGCCACCTTCGGATACTTGTTCTCGCGACGGTATGCAGGCGTTTGGTTTTCCATCTCGCACCACGCCTCTGCACGTTCTTTGGTCATGGGGCCAGTTATGGCTTCCCTCACTCCGTTAGTAGTGGCGACCACGCAATACTTTTGTTCACTCATTGTTCACCTCCTTTCAATAGTTCTTGGTTGTCGTAGATGTTGCCGACAACCTCAAGACACTTGAGCCTTAAAAAGTCTTGCAGATATATGTATTCACCTTGCAAACGATAATTGACAACAAAGGCTCCATTGTTAAAGCAAATAGTGGAATGAACAAATTGGCCAGTTTCAACCAAATCGCCAAAAATAGGGTCTTTCCAAGGATGACTCACAATGTCACCCTCGTAGATTTCCTTGCCGTTCTTGTCGGTTAGTCCTGTGTACTGGCCGACGGTGTCGGGGTCGACCAAAAACAAGTCAACCCATAATGTAAAAGCAAGGTGATATTTTGGCTCAATATGATTATCCAAGTGATTGTTGTCTTGTGTCAATATCATACAGGCATCTCCACTGGGTAATGGCAACTCATATAGATAGCCATACACCCACTCTTTATTGTCTATGCGTTTGCCACGGAATTTAATCTTATTCATCTTGCCCTCCTTTCTTAATTAGGGCGGGGTCGTCAAACACGTTTCCGACAACCTCAAAATCGTATAGTCTAAGCATATAGCCAAGTGTCGCATAGTCAAGAGGGTCTTCCTTGTCGCCATCAGAATGAATGTAGAAATACCCGTATTTACTCCATTTTATAACGCCATAGAATCCACTTCCTGTCGTAATGATATCACCCTCATAGATTTCCTTTCCGTTCTTGTCGGTTAGGCCAGTGAACTGGCCAATGGTTTCGGGCTTTACCAGTTCGCCTCTATTTCCTCCTTGTTCAAAGATACAAATGTCGTTCTTATGATGTCTGATGTCGCCATACAACCACTTGTTGCTGGCAATGTCTTGTGCTCTGAATTTATATGTTATCATTGTTGTCTTGGTTTAGTAGCATGTTACATAGTTCGTTGAAGTACATCTCGTCGGTGGGGATGTCGTCGTCGGAGGCCATAATCTGACCGGCTATGCTCTTTTTGTCCTGGATGATGCGGTAGAGCGCGTGGTCGATGGTGCCTCGTCCGATAAGGTAGTAGCAGGTGACGTTGTCACGCTGGCCGATGCGGTGGGCACGATCCTCGCACTGGCAGCAGTCGGCGTAGGTCCAGGGGAACTCGACGAATGCAACGTTGGATGCCGCCGTGAGCGTGAGGCCCACGCCCGCCGCCTTGATGGAGCAGATGATCAGGTGACTGTTTCCGCTTTGGAAACTGTCCACCGCCGCCTGCTTGGCCATCATGGAGTCGCGCCCGGTGACGCGCACCGCCCGAGGGAATGCCTTGCAAAGCTCGTCCACAATCTCGTGATAGGAGCAGAACAGGATCAGCGGCTTGCCGCTGTCGAGGAACACCTTCACGAAGTCAATGGCCTGCTTGACCTTGCCCTTGGCCGACAGCGAGCGCAGCGTCATGAAGCGCACCAGGGCCTCCATGCGCATCTTGCGCCGGATTTCCCAGTCGGTGCACTCCTTGTACTGACGCAGGTACTCGGCCAGGTCAGCCTGTGCCAGGTTGTACTCGTCGCGGTTGCTGATGTCCACGTAGAGGTCGCAGCGCGTCTTGTCGGGCAGCTGGGTGAGCACCTTGGCCTTCTCGCGCCTGACAAGGCAGGAGTCATAAAGTTGCCGTGACAGCTCGTCCAGGTTGTGGCCCTCGCCGTAGCGAGCCAGGAAAGCGCCCTTGCCGCCGAACTCGTTGAGCCTGCCCATGATCGAGAGCTGGCTCACCAGATCCTCGGGCCTGTTGACCACCGGCGTGCCCGACAGCAGTATGCGCCACTGCTTGCCCGTGGCCAGCCCCTTGGCGAAAATCGTCTGCTGTGCCGACGGATCCTTGACGCGGTGGCTCTCGTCGATGATAATCGACTTGAAGAGCTGGATGTGCGGGCAGAACACCACGTCCTTGAGGCGGAAGGACTTGCGTCCACCATTGATGTCCCAGACGAAATACTTGCGCAGGCTCTCGTAGTTGACGATGGCCACATGGTGCATCCTCATCGAGAGCAGGTAAGGCCACGTCGTGCGGGTACCGTTGTCGAGCACCAGGGCGTGCTTGTCGGTGAACTTCTCCCACTCGCGCTGCCAGTTGATCTTGAGCGACGACGGACAGATCACAAGGCAGGGGTAGGCGTCGGCTGTGTCCACGATGCCGATGGACTGTAGCGTCTTGCCCAGCCCCGGCTCGTCACCGATGATCAGGCGTTGCCATTCGAGGCCCTGCCTGATGCCCTCGCGCTGGTAGGGATAGGGTTCCACTTTGAGCTTCGTTTCCATCACGCAACCAAATCAAGGCACCAATACTGGAATGCCAGTTCAAGATATTTCTCCTTACCTCTGCGGTAGATCTCGTCGTCACGGGTGATGAACTTCTTGAATACCTGCCCGGTCTTCTTGCTGATGGCATAGATGAAGTCGCGGTCGCTGCCCGCGATGTCCATGTACCAGGCGCGGCTGCGGTCCCAGTCGAAGAAGTCGATGGCCTGCTCGAACTCCTGTTGCGAGCTGGTAAAGGTCGTCTTGAGGTCGCCGCCGAAGCCGAACACCTTCAGCCACCAGTCCCACTTGCAGCGCGTGTCGAGCGTGAATGGAAATTCCCCGTACTCGAAACGCTGTGCCCGGTTGACCATGACCGTCTGGGTGTCGGCCTGGTCGAGCACGCGTGCCAGGAACTGGTCCCTTGCTGCCTCCCGCCGCAGGGAATCCCGCAGGGCGAGGCCCTTGCGGAACTCCCATTCGGGATACTCCACGTCGTCCACCGTGCGGCGGTAGTGGTTCACGCGGCCAGGCTCGGTGACCAGCGCATCGACCAGCGAGCCGAAGCGGAAGGCCGCCTCACGGTCACCGAACTGCTGACGCGGGTACAGCAGGTTCTTGAGCTCGGTGAGGTCGCTGTTGCTGACCTCACTACGGGCGTAGTAGTCTTCACTTGGCGCGTACATCGTCCTTGTATTCTATCAGTTCACTCTTGATAAAGACGGGGTTCGTCTTATCGTTGGCTTTCTTCTCGCAGAAGGTGATCTGCTTCTTGAACATCTTGGCCAGATCATCGATAGACAGCTTGCAGCCTTCCTCGACCCACCACATCGAGAAGATCTCGGTGAAGGCTTCGGGTGCCAGGGGCACGAGTTTCTTCTTGACCGACGTCTTGGGAGCATAGCCCACAACGGTGGGCTGCTGTGTCGCCTGCTGGTCGAACAGGCTTCCCATTTCGGCCTGCTGCTTCTTGAGGTCGGCAGCGTCGCGTTGCTTGCGCTCTGCCTCCTTGCGCTCTGCCTCCAGCCGTGCTGCCTCGGCGGCGTCGCGCTGCTCCATGTCGCGGCGGATGCGCTCGGCCTCCTCGGCTGACGCCTGGGCCGCACGCTCAAGCTCCTTCACCTTGCTGGGTAGACGGTCGATGTAAGCGTCGCGGCACTTGGTCAGCTCAGCGACGTATGTTTCCTGCAGCTCGCTGGAGATCGACTCCCACACGTCCTGCACGATGCTGTTATACTCCTCCTGGGTCAACAGGTAGGGCTTGGTGACGCGGGTCTGTATCCCCGCCGTAGAGAGTCGGCAGTCCCAGCCCTTGAACTGTCCCTCGACGATGATGTGGTTGTCGAGCGTGACGCTCTCATAGAGGCGCCCCATGTCGTTGCACTGACGGCTGAGGGCATCGGACAATTGTAGGCGGTAGTCGGTGTCGAGGTCAACGCGCAGCTGCTTGAGTGCTGCTTCATGCTGCTGTCGCAGCTGCTCCTCGCGGCGGCGGCGTTCCTCCTCGGCGCGTTTGGCTGCGGCGTACTGGTTGCGCAGCTGCTGAAGCTGGTTGGGCAGAGTACCGGCCTTGGTGGGGTCGATGTCGCCCTCCAGGCGGGTGAACTCCTTGCGGATCTCGTCGAACAGCTTGGTGAGCGGCGAGCGGCGGTCGTTCATCTTGGTGACCGTCTTGCGTGCCGCGTCAATGTACTTGGCGGCGGCCTGGTCGAGCTCGTCGGTCATACCCTGCTGCTGGATCTGTGCCAGGAGGCGCTGGCCGTAGGCGATGCAGTTGTCGTGCGACTGCACGTTGAGCTGGTGGTTCTCGGGAGTCATCTGGACGATGGTCTGGATGTTCTCGCTCTTGATGATTGTCAATTCGTTTGCCATGATTGTTGATATTTTATTGGTTGTTGATTAGAGCCGCGGCCCACTTGACATGCGGGTTATTAGAAAGTGCCGTCGTCGCCGATGGCGTCGTTGGCGGGGTTGATGGTCACGCCTGCCGACATGTCGTCGGCGGGTCCGAAGGGCGGGTTGTCATCGCGGGGCATGGCGGGCTGCTCGGGGGCGGGCTCGCCCACGCCGTAGAAGTCGTCGATCTCCTGTTGTGCCTGGGCACTATCAATCTGGTCACTCTCCATGGCGGTATACTTGCCGATGCGCACCTTCGGATAGGTCTTGAAGGCATGCTTGATGCACTTGGCCATCAGGAAGCCGGGGTCGATGCTGCCGCCGTTGGAGCTGTAGAGGTCGTTGGCCTTCCCGACCCACTGGCCGTTGACGAAACGGCGGTTGTTACGTTCAGAAAAACCTTCAAGGCGCTTCCATGACTCCTCGTACATGACGGCGTAGTCGATGGTGCCATCGGCGCGGGTGATCTTCATGTAGCAGGCCACAATCTGGTTGGACTTGTGCGGCAGGTTGCAGGTGTAATTGAGCACCTTGCGGCCGTCCCGTTCGCCATAGGAGAACTCATCCTCGGCATAGACCAGGACAGGGTTGTCGGCATGCCTAATCTGGCCGCTGCGCACGCGCATCACCAGTTCGCCGTAGCCGGACACGGTGAGAACCATGCGGCCCTCATAGATGTAAATCGGGTTGCCGTATTTGTCGGTCATAGGCTTGCCGTTGGTGTCGCGCTTGACCTCGCTGGTCTTGTGGCTTCGGCCCTGCATGTAGCAAAGGGCGCGTGAACCCGGCTCCAGTGACAGGCCGGACACGGCGAGGTCTATGAACGAAGTAAAGATGGAGAAGCGCGTTGCCTTCTGCAGCTTCTCATCGTCGCCCAGGATACGGTTGAAGAAGCGTGATTCGCGCTCGTAGGCGGCTTCTCCGTTACCCCACAGGGTATCGTAAATCTGGACGAAACGCTGGCGGACGATGTCATTCGTCACGATGTCGAGCGGTGCCAGCTGGTTGATCTGCTCGACTGTAATAGAGATGTTACTCATGATGATTGTTGAAATTTAATTGTTAATAATTGCCGATGATCGAGAAGAAAGGACGGGCGCGGCCAGTTGGGCCGCCGCCCAGTCCGCTTCAACAATCATGCGACATGACTGAATGGTGGAACCAGTGGGATTTGGACCCACGTCCTCCTGCTTGCGGTGCAGGCGCTCTACCAGGCTGAGCTATGGTCCCGATTGAAAACACCGCCGTGCCCGTCGCAGGTGGGCGGTGAAAACAATAATTATGAAAAAGTCATTACATTATAGCACTTCTGTTTGCTTGTTGCCCTTCCCGGGCCGGGTGATGAGAACCACCCGAGCTGTCACAGCTGGGATGGAATTACCATGAAAAACACACAAATAGTTGTTAACGTTGCTCGGTTTTCACCTGCTCCAGCAGGTGTGATGTTTACCTGGTACCAGCCTCACGGCCAACCAGGCGTCGTTTGTAAAACTAATTAACCTCTAATACCATTAACATAAACCTTAAAACTAATTCTACCATGAAAAAACGTAGTGGCGCGAAGCGGGATCGAACCGCATTGGTTACGCTGTTTTTAGACACACCCCAAAGGGTAAATGCTATGGCGAAATATCTACGTTCCAGGCCGCCAACTACCGGCCCGCGCCGACCATGATGTCTTGTAGAAACCGCCCGCGCTGTCGCAGCGGGGACGGGAAAGTTAGGATGAATAGTGTTTGATGTTGGTTTGTCTTGAGGGCCGGTGACGGGGTTCGAACCCGCATCCCTCGGTTGCCTGGAAAAACCGGACAGCCTGTACCGCGTGTCGCCGTTGACCGCGTCCCTATCGCAGGAGGCGCGTCGGGTCACACCGGCCTATCATTGTTCAACTAATAACTAAACCCGCGATGTCAATGATCTCGTAGTGGACAGGGCTGGAGTCGAACCAGCGTTTTACGGGTTAGTTCCCGCAGTCCTTATCCGTCAAGGAACCTGTCCGTGTAGCGGGCTCTGTTCTCCCGCAAGGTCACCGGCTTAACGCCTTTTAAGGGTTGATGCCCATCCGTCGGCTGCTATGTGGTCTTATGTGTAGGGTCGCTAAGTGAAATAGTCCTGCTGTTTCTCCTGCTGGGCCCGGAGCTCGGCGGTGTAATACTCCACCTTGCCGGGCCTGCGGTGCGGGTGCAGCTTGCCCTGTCGCAGCCATCGCTCGACGTTGGCGCGTCCGAACATGCGGTAAGCCTGCCGCTGTGATACCATTTCGGGATCGTCCTTGTGCGCCGCGATGCGCTCCGCGAGTCGTGCCGCGAGGTCGTTCATGAACTCGTCGTAGGTGAGCAGGCGGTTGCCGCCCGGCATCTGGAGCTGTATGTAAACAGGGCCTGTCATGGGTTAATGGAGATGTCCTTTGATTTTGCTTATTGCGATTACCGAAATGGCCGCCTTGATGATGCCGGCAAATCTCTCGTCTTGGGCGATGGCGCTTGCCACGGAGATGAGCTTAACCTCGGGGTCGCCGAACGACACCACTTTCGTGCCTTCCTCATCGGCAGCGAGGATCAGCAATGAGCGCTTTTGACCAATGATGAAGCGTTCCTTCATGGCGTCGGCAAAGAGCTCAACGCTCTCGATGTAGCCCACTTGGGTAGTTGTTTCCTGTGCCATGGTCAGCCCTCCATATCGTTATCGTTCCACACTTCGAGCTCGGTGATGAGCCCCAGATTGTCCCAGCGGTTCCACAGGGCATGAGTGATGTAGCCCAGGATCACGGCGGCGACCTTGCTGGCAAGGAACAGCGCCAGGTTGTCACTGTCGCCAGCGGCGAAAGCCAGCGCTAGGGCGGCGAGGATCGTCAGCAGGACGATGCGCCAGTTGGTGAATGGAGATAGGTACTTCATAGTAGGTCGGGTATTGTGGGGCGGACGTTCCGCCCCGGGTTAATTACTTTTGTTGCTCTTCAATAATGCGCTCTTGAAGCATGACGAAGATGTCGTCGATGTCTCCATAGTCCATCCACCAGCCTTCGGGCAGGTCGTTGTCCTCGCCGTACTGCTCCATGCAGTCGTAGATCTCGTCACAAGCGTCCTCCTCGCTGAAGGCCTTGCCGCCAAACTTCTTGTTGAGTTCCTGCTGGGCGTATTCCAGTGCTTTGTCAAGTTCACTCATGGCTCACTGCTTTTTGGTGCCGTCACTGCCGGCGTTGAACTGTTCGCGCTCCTCCTTGGTCAGGTAACGCTTGACCTGCTTGCCGGCGTTCTTGCCGGTCTTTGGCGTGTGCCAGTACCACAGGCCGCCCTTGGAGCCGCGGTGGATCTCACGGCCTTTGTAGGTTCCCACGACGGGATCCTGGCTCTTGGTGGTCTGCTCGATGGCGGGCCTTGCGTCGGCCTGCCTGGTGCCCTCGGTTGCGGCTACGCAGTTGAGCGTTGCCAGGGCGATGATGATTGTGATGATTAACTTTCTCATGATTGTTGAAGCATTATGATTGTTGATAAAAGTTGATTACGCGATGCGGGTGACGGTGATCTGCGTGCGGTCGTCGCTGATGTTGCAGCGGAACTCTTTATGGTCTGTCAAGCCTAACTGCGTCGCCGTGTTGCGGACTACCTGGGTGCGCTCCGAAGGGAACGCAACGGCCTGGCCGATTTCAAGCGAGTTAATCTGCGTTCTGATAGGCAATTTGTTGTCTGATTTGTTGCTCATTTCGTTAGTTAGTTATATATTTACGCTGCAAAGATAATATCAAAGTTTCAAATATTGCAACTTTTTCTTTCAAAAAATGAAACTTTCTTTCAAATTGTTTTATAAGACGTTGAAAATCAGCAAGTAACTTTAACAACATAAAAAACACTACAACTATGATTAGCGAAACGATTATTAGAAATCTGCGTAAAATAATGGCAGACAAGTCATTAACGCAGGCAACAATGGCTGGGTATGCGGATACCTCAGCCTCGCAGTTCAGCAAGATTTTGAATGGAACAGTTCAGTTATCGCTCGAACAACTTTCAAACCTTGCAACCAATCTTTCAATGCGTGAAATTGACATCATAACCTATCCTGAAATTTATGTTTCAAAAGAAGAAACACAGGTTGAAGATAGTGTAGAAGTGGTGTTGCAGATGCGCTTGACCAAAGACAAAAGAAACCAAGTACTCAACCTGGTATTTGGAGATAATGATATTGAGATTTTAAATAAGTGAAATATTTTATGAATTCCGAGACCAACAAACGCTTTTCAGATTTAATCGAGTCAATAAGAACTCATGTTATTGAAATTGAAACACGTGAGGATCGTATTGATTATATAATTAGCCAGATAGATAAACGCTTTCAATCAAAAGGGCTTTTAGACGCTGTGCGTGATGATAATATAACATCAATGTTTTCTTTTCAACGGAGATATACAGTTCGACCAATTATTGATGCTTTAGAGGTTTATCGAGATACTGGTATTAGGCATGTATTGTCAAGTGATTGTGGTCTTAATGAGGCTCTGACTATTATTTATAACTTAATCGAAAGTTGAAGAAGATATGGACGATAAATACATCTATTGTGTCTCATATGATTTGAGGCAACCTGATAGAAACTATGAAGATTTAGTTACAGGATTAAAGTCCTTCGGTACTTGGTGGCATCAGAGTGGATCTGTTTGGCTGATCGTATCAAGTAAAAAAGCCTCTGATATTAGAGAGTATCTAAAGCAGTTTATTGATGAGAACGATAAACTCTTTGTGATTCGTGTTACAAATAATTGGGCAGGTTATGGATTCTCTCATAGGGAGTATAATTGGCTGCGTGAAAATTTTACTTAATATGGAAATCTCGGATTTAATACAATCGCTAAACGTGCTTGTAAAGGCTTTTAATTTAGTGTCCTTTATCGCTGGTATTGCTTCTATAGTATTGGCTTGTGTCTCTATTTTTCTGGCAGTCAAGTTTTATTTTTGGGGAGAGAAGAGTAATAAAGCCATTTCTGAAATGTCGATTGAGATAAAATCAAACACGGAAAAACTTTCGGCTTTATTTGACAAGATGTTTGATACTTCATTCCGTATGATTGAGGCGCAGTCAACGGCAATGCAAAACAAATTATTTAATTCGTCTGGAACGCTTGATAGCCAAAATGTAATCAATTATGAATTCGAGGTATTGACACATATTATTGCAAAAAAAACTTGTTCTTACGAAGATTTATATAAGCAATTCCCTTCCATGAGCCCAAGTAAGATTAAGAAAACTGTTGAATTAATATTAACAACAAACAAGCAAGTAGTTGAAAGTGATGGCGTTATAAAATTCATACAGCATGATAGTTCAAGCTCATCCGATGTGATTGATTCTGATTCACAAAAATCTGAAAGTAGTAATGAAGACGAATGAAGTTTTTTACTCACCGCTTCCTCTCAATCCTGGCGACGGCATCCGTTGCGTGTCGCTCAACAAGGACTATCCCGACTTCGTGATACCGAAACGGGAGGTCTATTCATTTAACCTGGTAGTTGGATTGATAAGGCTATAG